ACGAAAAAAATCATCTCAGTGCTCAAATATTACGCCGTTTTGTGGGATTTTATAGGTTAATAATAGTATGTATCTTAAACAATTAAGATCATTGCGCATAGTATTTGCGATTTTAAAATGATTCGCAAATATAGCTAAAAATCATGTAGACATAATTGACATATCAGCAAAAGAAAGAGTCCGGCATTAAACCGGACTCTTTTTCTTTATAGAGATGTATTTTAATTACACCACATGGTTATCACCTACGGTGATCTTTACATCATGCCGCCCATAAATGCTGGCAGTTTGGTGATTATCAGGCTTATACACGTCAGAGAAATAAAAAACGGACAACAAAAGAGCCATACTATGCGTCTCCAGAACCTATAATGAGTCGTAGTTGAACCTCGTCGTCAAGTGCCTCATCTATCCCCAACGGATTGAAATTTTGGCAGCGGATAACTCCGAGTTGTTCGGCTCTCGAATAGACGGCAGAGAAGATTTCAGCCTTCTCCATCTCGGTTCGGGGAAGGGTCGCCGGGACGTATCGTAACAGTCGGCATCCCCACGCTCTGCAATGGTCGAATGATTTGCAGTAGTCAGGACCATCACATTTCGAGAAGCATATTTCAACCTCGTTGTTCCACATATATATTATATGGAATATTCCGCAAGTTTTGCGGCACGTTCAGACAAAGCACGCTCCCTCTCGTTGAGGTGCCGTTCCCTGTCGTTCAGTTCACGTTCCTTGACTTCCAGGCGCAGTGCCCGTTGGTCAAGCATCTCTGACCTTTCGGTAATTTTCTCCATCATATCTATAAGTTGTTTCGACATGGAGATTATCTCGGAGACATCCGACGCAGTAGCGACAGCCGCCCCCTCTTTCAATGGCTCACCTTTGCCAGTATATAAGAAGGTGGCGTTGACCTGCGGAAATTTTGCCACGATCATGTTGACCATCCCCGGATTGAACTTTTTGGTTCTACCGCTTCCGAGGTCATAGATGCGCTGATAATTTATGCCGAGAGCGGTCGCAAGCTCGCCCGGTCCGAGATGCAGCGCTTTCAGCAACCTGTCTCGTATCGTCTTGGCATCGACGTTGTTTTCAACTTTTTCTGACTCTTTCATTTTGTTGTTCTTTATCTGTAAAACAAAGGGGTTTAGATAGTTGAAGGAGACGCTATGTTAATATTCCTTAAATCACTCATAAATGATAAGGTATGCTTTGTCAAACCATCATAAATGATTAACTTTACACTCGGATAACATATAACATCCACCAACAAAAATAAGCAAAAGTCTGCTTATATGCAAATAGAGTTTTAAGACCAAAGAAGAAATGGAAGACAAAACCATCACTACACCCCAAGAGACGGCGTATCGCCCACCGCGAAAGCCCACTCTCCCGGAGTTCGGTCCCGGTGTTCTCGTACCTGCATCGAGACCCATAGCTCCCACTTTGAAAACGCTCAAAATCGGAGAGTCCGCAGAGTTCCCCATAGAGCAGTTGACATCGGTACAGTCCACGAAAAACCGCCTATGCAGGATGTATGCCCGCCAAGGCTGGAACGCCGATGTAGTAGTAAATGACCAAGAATATCAAGTTATTGTAACCAGAACCGCCTGATGCCTCCCACAGTAGAGAGCATCCTGGCGTTGAAATATCGTTCCCTTCTCATCATAGCCGAGACAATGTATGTCTCTCAAAAGAAGGCTGTGAAATTTGTCAGGGGCGAAAAAAGATTACAGCGACTTGTTGACGAAGGTCGAATAAGATACGACAAACCATTCGGAGCCACCAACACAATGTGGAGGTACAATCTCGCCGACATCTTAAAAAATGTTAAAACTGATTTTAGGCTCAATGAGTTGGACCCCGGACTTGTCGTTTCAGGCTAAAATAATTGATAAGGTAATAGCCTCGGCTGTATATGCTCCAGTCTTATCAAACCTTATCAAAGTTACTAAAAATGCAAATAAAGTTTTTAACCATGTCAGAAGAAAAGACGGTAGTTCCTGCCATCTACGGCGCTCTCGCCGCAATCATGCAGGAAACCAAAGCCATCGCCAAGACCGAGAAAAATAACGGTCAGAACTTCATGTTCCGAGGCATTGACAATGTGATGAATGGTCTCCACGACCTGTTCGCCAAACACGGTGTCCTCGTCCTCGATGAGGTGTTGGACTACACTGTTACCGAAAAGGTGACGGAGAAAGTCTATAACGGAAACAGAACAACCTCCATCCTCTATTACACGCGAGCAAAAATCAGGTTCCACTTCATTGCCGCCGACGGCTCGGAGGTTACGACCACCAATGTCGGCGAAGCAATGGACTCCGGCGATAAGGGAATGAACAAGGCTATGAGTGCCGCCCTAAAGTATGCACTCCTGCACATGTTCCTCATTCCAACCGCAGAGGAAAAAGACCCCGATGCTTCAACGCCCCCGGAGACTCGCCCGAAGACCATCGCCGAAATCGCTGATTCGTTAGACCCGCAGAAGGACGGAGTGCTGAAAGAAGCCCTGTCCCAAATTGTCGCCGCTACCGATAAGGATTCGCTGATGAATGTCTGGAAAAGTTTCTCCGACCTCCAGACTAACCCGATGTTCACGCAGTGTATGTCTTGCAGAAGAAAGGAGCTTGGCTTATGAGTGAGAGCAAGAAGATTCAGTTGGCGCAGTCGGCTGTCGTATTCAATGAGGTGGACCACACCTATAATTATCTTGGCTCATTCCTGTCTGGAGTTACGAGCCTTCTGCACCGCACCCTCTTTGCCGACAAGTATAACGGCATTTCCAAAGAAGTCCTCGCCAAAGCAGCGGACTACGGTCATAACATCCATGAACAGATAGAGCTTGTAGATACGCTTGGTGTCGAAAGTCAGACCCCTGCGGTTCAGGCATACTTGCAGATGAAGGCTGACCTCGGACTAACGACCCTCGCTAATGAGTATCTCGTTTCCGATGAAAGCTATATCGCAAGCTCCATAGACATCATCTTCGATGATTTTACCCTCGCCGACATCAAGACAACCTCCCGGCTCGATATGGAATATCTGTCGTGGCAGTTGTCGATGTACGCCTACCTGTTCGAGCGTCAGAATCCCGGACTGAAAGTGCCGAGATTGCTCGCCATCTGGCTCCCGAAACCGCAGTACGGTAAGCCCAACATCATAGAGGTTCCTCGTAAGTCGTTGGATGCCCTCAAAGTCCTCATCGCATGGGATAAGTCAATAACATCACAATACACCAACCATTAAAAGAAAGAAGAATGGCAAACACAATCATCGGGTCGATTGCTTCAATCGGTCCCACACAGAGCCTCATGGCAAAGAATGGTAACGCTTTCCAGAAGCGCGACCTCGTAATCAATGTTCGTCGTTTCGACCCGAACACAGGCGAGCCTGTAACTGACTGGGAGAACACCCCCAAGCTCTCATTCATGGGAGACAAGTGCCGCGACCTCGACCGCTTCCAAGTCGGTCAGATGGTTGTAATCTCCTTCGACCTTCAGGGACGCAAGTACACCAACGCAAACAACGAGACGGACATCATCACTGAAGCTCGTCCCTATAAGATAGAGGCGTATGGTCAGCGTCCTTCGCAGCCAGCTTCACAGCCGATGGCTGCATCTGCACCGGCACAGGCTCCCACCTATCCGCAGTCGGCTCCAATGTCGCAGGCTCAGGCACAGCCCCAGTATCCTCAACAGCCGCAAAGTTTTCAGGACCCCTTCAAGCCGTAAGTAAGGTATGCTCTACAACTGCTCCAATCCGTTAGATAAGGCTAACTTCCTGGAGAGAGCGAAACTGCTTGCCGAAAGAGGCGATGTAGTTGAGTTGAAAACCAAGAAGCAGAGGTCTTTGAAACAGTCTGCCTATCTGCACTGTCTGTTCGATTATTTCGGATGCCAGTATGGAGAAAGTGGCTCATACGTCAAGGAGGAGTATTTCAAGAAATTGGTCAACCCCGACATATTCGTATTGAGTGAAGGGGTTGACCGATTTACTGGAAGACAGCATTACCAGTTGAGATCAACGGCGGACCTCACTACGGAAGAAATGTCAATCTGCATTGACAGGTTCCGTGATTGGTCCTCGAAGGAAGCCGGGATTTATCTCCCCACAGCCGCAGAAGGTGCGTTGTTGCGCCTATGTGAAATAGAAATATCCAAAGCGCAGAGATATTTATGAAATACCAACTCAGAGATTATCAGCAAGAGTCAAGCGATGCGGCGGTCAGTTTCTTTCAGACAAAGAATGACAGGAACGGACTGCTCGTGCTTCCGACGGGAGCGGGAAAGAGTCTCGTCATTGCTGATATAGCTTTCCGATTAGGAGAGCCGTTACTTGTACTGCAACCCAGTCGAGAAATTCTCGCACAGAACTACGCAAAGCTAAAAAGCTATGGAGTAGATGACTGCTCCATCTATTCAGCCTCACTCAACAGCAAGAAGATAAGCCGTATTACTTTCGCCACCATCGGAAGTATTATGGCACACATAGATGACTTCGACCACTTCAAGTACATCATAGTTGATGAAGCTCATTGTGTCAATGCCAGTCAGGGACAGTATAAGCAGTTCTTCGACAAGGTAAAGCGGAAGATACTCGGACTGACCGCCACACCATATCGGCTTACCTCGGCGTTGCAGTATCTCGACCGGGAAGGAAAGCAGCACTTTCGTCCGAAAGATGATGAAGGCTCGCAAAAGTTCGATGAGCGCATAGCCAGTCGTGAATTGAAGATGGAGACACGATGCGTTCTTAAATTTCTCACTCGCACCCGTCCGAGAGTGTTCCACGATGTAGTGTATCAGGTTGACATCTCCACTCTGTTAAGCCGTGGCTATCTCGCAGATGTTGATTATTTCGACCTCTCCGTAGTTGACCAGTCAAAGCTCCGCAGAAATTCTACTGGTATGGACTTCGACGATAAGTCGTTGTTCAGCGAGTTCAAGCAGACCAATTTCGGAGACTACCTGTTGAACATAGTTCAACGCCTCCTTCATCCCAAAGACGGCAAACCGAGGCGTGGCATACTGGTATTCACGAAGTATCTCGAAGAATGTGAGGCTCTGGTCAAACGGTTGCCTTCATGTAGTCTTGTCAGCGGAAGCACACCGAAGAAGGAGCGAGACGAAATCCTCGAAAACTTCAAGCTCGGATGTATTGATGTCCTTGTCAATGTCGGGGTGCTGACGACTGGTTTTGACTACCCGGAACTTGATACGGTAGTAATGGCACGCCCCACAATGTCGCTGGCTCTGTACTATCAGATAATCGGTCGTGGCATCCGTCCTCATCCTTCCAAGAAATCCCTTTGGTTCGTCGATTTATGTGGAAATATAAAGAGGTTTGGCAAAGTCGAGGACTTGCATCTCGCAGAGCCTAACCCCGGCGAATACATCATCACTGGCTGTGCCGAAGGTGCCACGAAACAGCTTACTAACATTTACTTTTAATCGCAATGGGAAAAGTCAGTAAATACGATAAGATGGTGCTGGACTCTATCATCAGCGGTATTCCGTTGACGAAGGATCAGTATAAGAAGATTACTCACGCAAAGAAATCAGAAGCCGACATTCAGAAGGAGTGCATCGACTGGTTCAAGGAACATCATCCCCAGTTGTGGACGGATGGTGTATTGTACCACATTCCCAATGAAGGCAAGCGAAGCGGTCGCAACGGTCGTGGTCTTGTTCTAACAGGACTGGTGTGTGGTGTCGCAGACCTTTGTCTCGCTGTCGGCAGGCACGGGTATCATGCTCTGTATATAGAGATGAAGAAGGACGGCACATATCAGCGCCCATCGCAGAAGCAGTGGGAAGCCGGGATAACGAAGCACGGCAACAAGTATGTGGTGTGTCGGTCGAAGGATGAGTTCTCAAAGATAGTTGACGAATATTTATCTGATTAGCTATGAATCCATGTGTCAAGTTCTTTCGGAACATCGTTGATTGGAAGTGGTTTCATGTTCCCGAAATGGTTCAGCTTATAATGTACTTCGTATGTAAGGCTGACCATGAGCCTTATTATGTCGATGGAGTTCTGATTGAGCGTGGAATGGTCTGCATCCCTCGCCGGGAGATATGTTCCGAGCTTGCAATCAAGGAGCAGACCTATAAGACTTGCATCAAGAGGCTGATCAATGATAAGAAGATAGCGACCTCGAATGAATTGTTCAGGACAGCAGTCATTACAGTTCTGAACTTCTCCCGATATGTCGTTGAAGAACAGCCTGACACACAAGCCCCATCTATACCGAATGAAAAGCCGCAGACTAAGCCGCAATATGCCACATCCCCAGTTGAGACCGATGACGAGCCGCCGATTGAAGATGCGGTAGTTGTCGGCGATACCCTGTTCCCCGGCATAGCCGTCCCCGATGACAAACCCGAAAGCAAGCCCAAGAAAAAGCCGGAGGTCGATTGTGATTTCATAGTTAAGCTGTATCACGACCGATGTCCGTCGTTGCCAAAGGTTCTCAAACTGACCGATAAGCGAAGGATGAAGATACGAGTTCGCTTTGAGGAAATGAAGTTCAACTACGAAACCTTGCAAGAGGTGTTCGACAAATGCGAAGCCTCCTTCTTTATGAGAGGCGATAATAACAGAGGCTGGAAAGCAGATTTTGACTGGATATTTACCAATTCGCAAAACTGGGTCAAGGTGCTTGAAGGCAAGTATGACAACCAACCAAATAAAATGTATAATGCACAACATGGAACAGATTCCATCCTCTCGACATCAGTCGGGTATGGTACAACGCAATCAGAGCGCAATGCCGCTAACAGCGCTCGTCAAAAGTGTGATATCCTCAGTACGCTCGCAAAGTGTCAGCAGGACTACGACGCCGGAAATCTCCCAGCGCTCACTTGCGTTGAGGAAAAGCTATAACATCATCCAAATAACGGAGGCTTACAACCCCGACCTGCAAGTTCATGTCGCCGCAGTGAACGATGTGTACCTGCTCTACAATCAAAAAGACACGCCCACGCTCCGTATGCTTGAACAGGCGTATGGTCAGGAGTATGCGAGCCGGGTATGGATAAAGACGCAACTGGTCATCCTCAATGATTTTGTCGGTGTCAAGAACAAACTCGAAGACTTTCAGATCAATCCGCTATGCGACCAGATACTCGTTGAGTATGGCGGTCTGAACCTACTGGAGTTCTGTCTATTCATGGCAAGGCTCCGTTCCGGCAAGTATGAACAGTTCTATGGCTCAGTTGACCCGATGCTCATTCTCAAATCGCTGGAGGAGTTCATGGCTGACCGTCGGGATGACATCAACAGGAATGTTGCTGAACAGGAGCGTATAGAACGGCAGAAGAAGGATGCCGAGGCAGAGGCATACCGAAAAGCAATGATGGACAGCTACCATAAGAGAATCCCCAACTCGGACACTGATAAAGCCCCGGTTGACTATCCCGAATATCACTGGGGAGGTCTGTATCAGCTCACAGATGATGAGTTGGAGGTCGCTCTTGTCAAGGTAGCCGAGATGAGAAAAGACGCAGGCAAAAAGAAGTCTGATAAGCCTTCCGGGGTTGTCGGCAACATCGCCTCCACCATCTCCACCGCCCTGGGATTTAAGAGCAGCAAAAGCAGCAGTATCAATCCTTTCGGAATAATCAACGACATTCGAGCCTATGTAGAAGAAGTAATCAAGTCAAGGTCAGAAATAGCCGTTGCTACTGGCAAAAGTTAAATAATGATTTTGCCTAAAATAAGGTGTAATGACTTAAAAATAAATGCGTTATGATTTTCGCATATCAAACTTATTGGCTAACTTTACAGTAGAAAATTAAAAACAACCCCTCTAAAGTCAAAGAAGATGGAAGAACAAGAAAAAAAGACATTACTTGATGTGATACATCAAATGCAAGCTCTGGCAAATCAATGCACTCCGGATGAGATTGCAAAAATACTTGACCTCAAAATTTTCAGTGAGCGGTTTGATGAAAGCTCTGTATGTCATACGTTCACACTTTTGTTGGAAGAAGCCGATTTTGATATCAATACAACTTCTTCTAATTTTTGTTTTTTAGGAGAAATTCAGACGATTGACTTTGTTGATGTAAATGGAGAATTGCATACAATTACCCTCAAAAAACTTATAGATGAAAAAGATTCGATTGAAAGTCAGAGTGCTTGACCGCATCACTCACGAAGAAGTTGAGGTCGTAGTAACAAGGTCCATTTCCGAAAGCCTCGCCAACGCCATAGTCGCCGAGATAGGAGATGGAGATAAAGAACACTGGAAGCAGGAACGCTCCGGCCACGGGGACGATGACAGCGACCTCGATATGGTGTCGCCCTTGAAAGACCAGGAACGGTTTCACATCAATCCCCAGTTTCACGTCATAGAAGACAACGAAGCAGATGACATAGTTCTCTGCGGTTTCAGCAGTTGATCTGCTTATATGCAAATAAAGAAAACCTAAAAGAAAAAGAAGATGAGCAATAAAGTATCGCAGTCCTTCAAGGACACAATCAAGGCGTACCTCGACCAGAGGGCGCAGTCAGACCCCCTGTTCGCCACCTCATACCAAAAGGCAGGCAAGAGCATAGACGAGTGCTGCAACTACATCGTTCAGGAAGTTCAGAAGATGCACGTCAACGGACTTGCTGATGATGAGGTATTCGGACTGGCGGTCCACTACTTCGACGAAGACAACCTCGGCGAAATCAAAACCGTCAACTGCAAGGTGGTAGTGAATCACACTGTCGAGCTTACCGAAGAAGAAAAGGAACAGGCTCGCAAGGAAGCATATGACCAGTTCCAAAAAGAGGAGGTCGCCAAGCTCAGCTCGCAGAAGAAAGAACCCGAAGAAAAGGAGAAGAAGAAAGCGCCGGCAAAACCGAAGCCGGAGCCTGCATTCGAGAGTCCGTCCTTATTTGATTTCGGCGATGAAGGCGAGGAATAAGTATCAGGAGAAGATAGTGGAGCTTTCCCATAGGCTCCCTGCTCCCACGAAGAAGCAGATGGAATATGCCAAGAGCCACCTATTCCCCCTCCTGGCATATCGCAACAAGAAGAAAGGTTGGTGTACCCACTGCGGACAGGCATTGCAGTTCGACCCCAAGTCCAAAGCCAAGTATATCGTATGTCCCCACTGTGGCAAGCGACTGGAGATAGAAAGCCGTTCTGAGAGAAAGTACACGTTCCGGGCATATTTCACGACGCTCTGCACCATAGGAGGTTTTCAGGTTGTCCGGCATTTCTTCTGCACCAAGAGAATCCACAAAGGACTGGAGCCGGAGTATGAATACTGCGAGGTAGTTCAGAACTGGATAGACCCCAACGGCAAGGAGACGATATTGGCTCGTTCGACCATTCCGTTCACAGGTTACTATGATTACTGGAACTGGAGCAGTGATTTGTCAATCAAGGTTCGCCGTGGCTATTATTGGTATGGCTCACGCTACGACATCACCAATACGGTAGTCTATCCCCATGTCGGATTGTTGAAGGAGGTCCGGCGCAACGGCATCAAGTCTATGAAAGATTTCGATGGACTGCCCGCCAACAAGCTAATCGCATCGGCTCTCGCTGACAGACAGACTGAATTGCTTATCAAGCATAATCAGAAAGAACTGCTCACGCAAAAGATACGTCTCGGCAACCATCATATCGAAAGCCTCAAACATCCCGAAGCCATCCGCATTGCCTGTCGGCATCGTTACATTGTTGAGGATGCTACCATGTGGCTCGACTACCTCGACCTGCTGGAGCATTTCGGCTTAGACCTCCACAATCCCCACTACGTTTGCCCGCTGAATCTGCACGAAGTCCATGACAGGCTTCTCATCCGCAAGAACAGGGAGGACGCAAGAGCTAAGAGGGAGCAGGACATCAAGGAAGCCCGCAAGTATGAGAAGATGTATAAGAAAGCAAAGTCCGGCTTCTTCGGCATCGTCTTCGGGGATGATAAAATAGTGATCAGTGTCGTTCAGTCCGTAGAAGAAATGGCAATTGAAGGAGAAGAAATGCACCACTGCGTATTTGCCTGTAAGTATTTCAGTAAGGCGAAGTCCCTCATCCTTTCGGCAAAGGACAAGGACGGGAACCGCGTCGAAACGATAGAGGTCAATCTTGACACGTTTCAGGTGGTCCAGAGCCGAGGTGTCTGCAACAAGAACTCGGCATATCACGACCGCATTTTGAAGCTGATGGAAGACAATATGCACCTTATCAGAAAAGCAGCATAAGTTATTTACATTTAGGTTATTATGTGTCTGAAATATTTGGCAGTCTGCGTTAATTTTTGTAATTTTGGACTTAGAAAAACAGGTCATCCGACCTCATTGACAAGATGAAAAAGGTGAAGGTCCTCACGGGGACGGACATTCCGTTCTGCACTCCCTCTCATCCCTATTCGATGGTCGTTCAGATCAAGAGAGTGATAGACAGGATAACCGAAAGCCCGGACGATGAATTTCAGTACAACTGCAATTCATTAGAGGGAATAAAGATGTTTGAGCTATACGGACGCAAGCAGAAAGGTCTGAAAGTTCAGTATTACATCAACGGCAAGCCCTCGACCTTCGCCCAGGTTCTTGAAGATTTTGGTCGGGCGGAAGGTTTCTTATCGGAGATAGGATCTCCACAAGACAAATAGACAATGGAAAAGGCAACCGAAATATTCAAAGGCCCGTACAACACGGACGGCAGCTACATCTACGACAGCACCAATCAGATGTGCCTGATGGTCGGGGACTGTGAGAACTATCCGGAAGAAATGCTCAATCGGATATGTGAAATCCTCAACCATACGAAGCCGACGAAAGGAAATCCCGGAGTCAGCTCCAAAGACGGCAACATCTACCTCAACGGGGACTTGATACTTGTCGTTAGAGGCTGGGGCTACCTAACCGGGGCCGGGTGTTTGAACCTTTCGGTGAAAGACGCTCTAAAGATACAAGACGAGTTCGCCCAACACGTCGTAAATTGTCTAAGGGGAGAAGCCTAACCCATCATACCAATCTGTCGCAAATAAAGTAACCTAAAGAAGTCATGAAGAAAAAGAAAATCCGGCTCAACATCGTAACGCGGAGCAAGGTCGCTGTCGCGTTCTACTACCTCCAGTTAGCGGTCATGTCGCCCATCCTCATCCCCGCCATGTTGGTGCAAATCATCTCCAGTTACATCATCGAAGTCTGGGGCAATTACAAGAACTGGTATCTCGCCAAAACCCTTCGCTGACGCTATGAACTGGAAGAAACTCACAGAAGCCGATTACTCGGATGACGAAATTAAGGTCCTCCGCATCACTACGAAACATGGTCGGGTAGTTTACGAAACAGGTGTCGCCGACAAAGACGGAGAGTTGTGGCACCATTCGGAATCGTCGGCATTCCCATCCCGCTACCTCGGCTCTGTCAAACAGCACAAGGAAGTTTACTTTGTTCCAGTGGACGAAATTCTGTTCTAAAAGATATATGCAAATGAAAGTTTTAGTAAACCTAATCAAGAAGTGGCGCAATCGCCGCAGAAAGACTGAATGGAGCAACAAGCTCCGGGAAATTAAAGACTCCTTCCAAGTCAAGGAGCTAAACGGTACTTTGTACCTCATGTGCCAGGGTGTTCCCTATAAGGAGGTGCCTCATCTTTTGTCAGCCGAAGAAATTACTGCCCTGCTCGAAGAAGCAAGAGGCGCAATGAAACACTACCTCACAAGCAAGGACGATGAGCCGACTGAAAAAATCCAGTCCTGCTGAACTGACCCCTCGCAACAGTAAGCCGACGCTGATATGTTCCGGCTACCTCTGCACAAAGGCAATCAGATGCCGGAGGTTCAAGGAAGCACAGAAGTTTCACAGGCTGATGCTGTCAAATCCCGGCGCCGCTCCCAAGAACGTCGTTTTTCAGTCGTCCACCATCAACTCCAACGGGAAGTGTGTCTACTTCATTGAAGACCTTTCCGGCTTAGGCTGCAACCGCTGAAAAAAGAAAGCAGACCTGCCCTCACGGGTGGATCTGCTTATATGCAAATAAAGTTTAATAACCTAAAGTCGAAGATGGCCACCACGGGGGTGGACTTTGACTATGGAAATTAAAACAATGAGACAAAGTTACAAAATATCAGTGACATGGCAAAGCTGAGATTCCAAAATTGGCTTCAAAATCCGGCCCTGTAAAATGCCCTGAAATCCGATATAATCATTAACGAATAAAATGATAGTATTGTTTACTTGAGATATTGTAGATATGATAAGATTTTGTTAACTTTGCATCACAGTTCAAGATTATGGTAAGAGAAAAGATTAGACAAGCAATCAACGAAAGCGGAATGTCTCACTCTCAGTTCAGCCGGGAACTCGGAATGTGCTCGACGAACTTCAACGCATGGATGAACGGAGCAAGGACGCTGCCTTTCCCATTCTTCATCAAAGCACTCAATCTGCTCGGACTATCGGTGGGTCCGAAATCGGTTGGCTTCTCTTACATCCCAGCCGATGACCTGCCGGAGATTTTCTATATGCAGATGAGACAGACCGGAATCAAGATTTGCGACATAGCCCGACAAACAGGCATCGACCCCTCTGTGTTGTCTGCCTTCCTCACTGGTGCCCGGAGGATGTCAACAAACAACATAGAGAAGGCGATGGAGGTGCTGGGGCTCGGGATTGTCAGATGTACTACCTCGACTGTGAGTGCCGTCTGAACACTTGAAAAGCAAAGCTGAATCCAACAAAATCCCACTATAAAAATGGCAGATGGAAGTAAAGACATGAATGACGAAGACGCTCGTTACAAGAACATCCCGTTCCCGGTCATTGCCAAAGCCTACAAAGCAAATGCAGGCAACCTTGCATTGACAGCGGAAGCCCTCGGAATTGACAGAAGCACCCTCTGGCAATGGCGCAAGCAATTCCCCGAATTGGAGAAGATGCTCAATGACTATGATGAAAGCCTCGGCGACCTCGCAGAGTCGAAGCTTATGATGGCTATTAATGAAGGTAACCTCACGGCAATCATCTTCTATCTAAAGACGAAGCACAAGGGACGTGGCTACATCGAAGGTCAGGAGATTAAGGCTACTGTTCAGGGAGTCATCAAAGGCATGAGCCAGGAGGAAGCCGCAGAGTTTATCAAGCAACTGGAAAAAGACTGTTGATATAGCCTATGGTTTATGATGCCGACGACGTATTGAGGAGTTGGATATTGTCAGATTCACTCCATTTCGCCCGCTATTTCTTCAAGCTGATGAATGGCGGGAAGAAATTTGTTGTCGGCAAACATCACAGAATGATATGCGACAAGCTCAATGACGTGCTGACTGGCAAGACCCGAAGGCTGATAATCAATATCGCCCCTCGTTACTCAAAATCGGAACTTGTATCGCGCAATTTCATTGCAATGGGTTTGGCAATCAATCCGGCTGCAAAATTCATCAACCTGTCGTATTCGGGAGACCTTGCTCTCGGCAATTCCGTCGCAGTCAAGGACATTGTAAAGTCCGACGAGTATCAGCGCCTGTTCGGTGTCGAGATAGCCGTAGGCACTGATACCAAGAGCCAGTGGAACACCACGAAAGGAGGTGGACTGTATGCAACCTCATCCCTCGGACAGGTTACTGGCTTCGGTGCCGGAGCAATCGAGAACGAAGGAGACGACTGGCAATTCGGGGGAGCCATCGTGATTGACGACCCCATCAAGCCGTTGGATGCTCTCTCCGACAACAATAGGGAGGCTGTCAACCTGCATTTCGAGACCACTATCCGAAATCGTGTCAACAGCCGCAATACGCCTATCATCATAATAATGCAGAGGCTCCATGAACATGATCTTTGTGGCTACCTTATGAAGCTGGAGCCGGAAGAATGGGAGGTGTTGAGTGTTCCATGTATCAGTTATAACGAAGACGGCGAGGAAGAAGCCCTATGGCCCTTTAAGCATACCATTGAGGAACTGCACAAGATAGAATCGGCCAATCAATTCGTATTCGACACGCAGTATATGCAGAACCCAAAGCCGCTTGAAGGACTAATGTATCAGACCCTTCGGACGTATGACGTGCTTCCTATGGAACAGAGCATCCGTAAGAACTACACCGATACAGCCGACAAAGGCGCCGATTTTTTATGCTCTGTATGCTACGTTGAGACGCCTTCGGGGATGTATGTTACTGATGTCCTCTACACCGACAAGCCGATGGAATACACGGAAGTCAAGACGGCAGAGATGTTGTTGATCAACGGCACTCAGTTGGTCAAGGTTGAGAGCAACAACGGAGGCGAAGGCTTCGCCCGCAATGTAGAGAAGAACGTCAGACTGCAAGGTACCCCGGTTGCATTGAGGATGAACTTCACATCCTTTTTCCAAAGCCTGAATAAGAATGTCCGCATATTTTCCCACTCGGCGGAGGTCCAGAATCTCATCTATTTTCCCTCGGACTGGGAGACCCGCTGGCCCCAGTTTGCACAGGCAGTCAAGGGATACCGAAAGGTCGGGCGCAATGCTCATGATGATGCTCCCGATGTGCTGACTGGCATGGTGGAGAACTTTACACCAGTAGTCACGTCAGGCGTAACTGGCCATGTTCATAAGTTCAGGAACGCCCGCTAACTGACCGCTAATGTTCATTACTTCTCATAAGTATGTTGATGTCAAGAGATTATTAAATTAGTAATTTTGAAATATGAAAAAGAATAGACGTAGAAACAGTAAGAAAGCGAAGCTTACCACCTATGGCGAGTTTCTTATCTTGCTGCCCCTATGTCATAAGGACCACCAGGAGGAACTGCTCAATCAGTTGAAGGAGGCAAAACGTCCTGCCTTCATCCTCGGTAAGGAGGTCCCCGAAAACCTCAACACCATCACTTACGGACAGCTCGACGATTTCAGCCGCATCGACCATGAGAAGGAAGACCCGGCAGTCAAGGTGTTCTCCATCCTCATGGGACTGGAGCCGGAGCAAGTCTATCAGTTGAATGTGTTCGATGTATTCGGGGTGATCAACTTTGTCAGAGCCGAACTGGACCGCATTAACAAGCTGTTTGCCTCAATTAAGATAACTCACTCTCCCGAAGAAATAGCCGCAGGGGTGGAAGACCTCAACTTCGGCACCTTCGGGGTGATTGACTGGTATGCAAAACGAATGGGCATCACAAATCAGGATGAGGTTTACAGTGTGGCTTGGATTCGCATCTACACTTGTATGAAGAACGACAATGAGAAGTCTGAATACGAGCAGAGGTTGAATAAGCAGTACGCAGAAAAGGCAAAACGGAAAAGGTAATGGAAGAACGTAACCCCACATACGACAAGGAAGGTCGCCTCGGCACGGTTGAGGCGAAGGTTCGGAAGGTAGTCGAATCCCTCGGCGAGGATGTCGGCTATCAGTTTTGTAACTGGGCGCAGGCGAATGTCGCCCTTGACAAGGTAGAGAAGCCCACCATCATCTATGTTCTGCCGCCCTCCGGCTCGTTTCACTTCAAATGGAATGAGGTGCTTGACCGCCCCAATGCACAGATAGCCTTTGTCAGCCCGACTGACTTTGACTTCGATGGAGCTGAGAATGACGGGATAGTAGAGGCGATGAAACGTCTGTGCATCCGTTTTGTCCGTGCTGTCAATGCAAGCGGTTACTTCTCGGAGCTTGAAGATGACATTCCTTATCAGGTGCTGTATGACCACCTCGACGAGAATGTCACTGGCATAGTAATCAGTCCGACGCTCGTTGAGGAGGCTGGAGTCAACCTCTGTAATGAACCGGAACGACTGGAGGACGAGTAGTTTTTTCGATGCATTGTCTATACGATTATGGAACAGATTCAAGGAATAATCAAGCTGCATCTTGAAAATGTCAAAGCCAAGATAGCCAACCAAATGGCGGCGAACAATCGCAACGCCAGTGGTCGCTCTGTCGCCTCTCTGACAGTTGAGGTTACTGGCAATGTAGGTGTGCTGTGGGGCTCGAAGTCCTTCCTTGCTATGGAACATGGTCGCAAAGGTGGCAAGGTCCCCAAAGGATTTGTCGGTATCATAAGGCAGTGGATTATTGACAAGGGCATCTCGGTGGCTCCCATCCCTGCCAAGACAAACCGGGCAATCCTCTCGCCGGAGGAACGTGGCATTCGGTCGATGGCTGGTGCCATAGCCCACAAGATTATGAAAGAAGGAACCCGCCTGTATAGAGATGGCGGGTACAATGATATCTACACAACGGCTGTGAACGAAGAACTGGAGATTCTTGCAATGGAATGTATTGATGTTCAGGCTCAGAGTTTAGCCAAGATAAATAACGGCCCAGAATGAGAAGAGCAATAGTAAGCGGAGGTCAGCTTCGACTGATATATCCCGATGAGGTGTGTTTTGCTTTCAATCCCAATTATCTTGAGATTGAGAGCCGTGGCATTTCCACTCTGAACATAAAGGTTGGAGTTGCAACCAATGGTGCCATAAGACGCCAGCGCAGTATTGCAATTAGCGTTTACAACACTAAGGCGAATGTCTATCTGTCAAGATTGTTCGCATTGCTCTTTGAGGAGCCTGAGCATACTCGCTCATTGAAAGTGAATGTGCAAATTCTGAATGGTTCGTCAACTCTGTACTCGTTTGATACGCTTGTAATCTGGGGAAGCCTCGCACCAGGAGAACGCTTCAATGCTTTCGGCGTATTTAGAGACGAGAACAACAAGCGCCAGTTTGAGCGTAACTTAATTTGGTTCAAACGCTTCCCGTTCCAGGTCTCGGTGTTTAAGTATAGTTCCGATGTGAAATTTCAGAGCCGAGTCGATGGTGGAATGTATGGTGATACCTTCACAGGTGTCAGAGCCTCACACACCATCAATGAAATTGATGAGTTTACAACGCCTACTGTCACAGAGGGCAGTTACACTGACTCAACTGGTGGGACGCTGATATTTTTCTCATCGACAAGGCAAATCCTGTTGAAGCATCCCGGAAGCGGTCGGTATTACAAAGTTTGGGGCGGCGGAGTTCATAGAGGTCCATCCTCAGTAATGGTTGATGGCAACAATCGTCCTCTTGTCAATGCCGATTACATCATCACAGATGAAGACGGTATGAAATGGCGCTATCGTTTCGACGGTGCTACCCTTGTTAATTGTGGCATTGTTCAGGATGTAGGTTTCGTCACCCTCTATCCTTCTGACCTGTTCCCCACTACTCAAAGAAATGCCACGATAAAGTATAAGATTGGAGAGGAGCTGTCTATGTTTTCGACGTTTGACAATACGTTTGATTACACGTTTTTCCAAAGTGGTCAGACGCTTGCCATTGTCAACCTCACTGTAAGTTATGAGACAACCGGACACTATCTGAGATGGATAGATAATCAGGGAAATCTCCAGTTCTACCTGTTTACCAAAGGTAAGAGAGCATCGAAGACGAAACTCGGCAAGAATAACATCATCATCAACACGCCTTTGAGGGGTATGTATTTCTCGAATATGCAGAGAAACACAAGTGTTGAACTGAATGTAACCCATAAATGTGCTGCTGTGCATCTGACGGCAGATATGTTTGAATGGGTCAGCACCGTCATTACGTCGCCGATTATTGATATGTATCTCGGCAAAGATATTGACGGAAATGAAATCTGGGTGCCCGTTGTAATTCAGGCATCCACCGTTGAGTACGACAACAAGCAACAGCTTCATGATTTGGAAATCACCTTTGAGGCACCTGCTCATAATGCACAAAGTCTGTAACCATGGTTGAGGAACTTTACATCATACGCAATGGCGAAAGGTACCGCTTGGACTTGTCAACTCCGAGTGGTATTACGCTTAACTTCAAGAGTAATATCTTTAGTGACCTCTCGAAGATTACTGCCTCATACTCCTACACCTTCAAGTTGCCGATGACCGCCAACAATCGGCGAGTGCTTGGTATGGCAGACGATATTCGATGCAGTTCTTCCTTCACACACATGAAACTTAAAGGCGAGTATGTTCAGAACGGCATACCCCTGTTTGAAAATGTCAATCTCTACATTGATAGCATTGACACTGATTATAAGTGTGTGATGACTTGGGGAGACGCTATGGCTTTCGGTCAGATCAAGGACGACAATCTGAAATTGAACGAACTGACTGCATTTAACACCACTGTTGAATGGAGTTCTTCTGCTGGTACCATCAGTCAGTTTGTCAACACGGCAATCATGAACAATGTAGTTTATAATGCCGGAGTAACGATTTATAATTTCAAGTATGATTCTCGTGTCAACCAGTATCGAGTCGCTATTTCGTCTGTTCCATTTGTTCCTGTCGTTCCGGTCTATGCAATCCTGCAAGCCATCTCTCGCAAGTACAATATCACCTTCCCGTTTGCCAAACCCTACACCGGGACATGGACTGATGAAGAAGACAGATTTGATTGTGTCAACAAAGGCGTGATACCTTTTGTCAATCATCATTTATCAGTAAGGCAGTTCTCTGAATATGCCGTAACCATGACCAGTGTATCATTCTCAAAGGATGGTCCGAAGGACATTCACGGTCGAATCTTTAAGAATGAGATTACTTTCAAGAAATTTACGGTCGGAAAGCCTGCTGGTGGTACAGGAACTGGCAATGGATATATCTATGTAACTACGACGGAGTATATGGGAACCATCGCCAATGGCTTTCAGGTTAGCTGGGGCGTTAAGGTCAAGATGACAGGTTGTTTCCGCATCAAGTTCTCGGACCTTACTGGCAGTGATACTCCTATAATGAAGCTGTGCCATGATAAGTACACAGGGTATGATGAAGATGGTATGCACTACGAGTGGACTGACGTTTCAGAACTTGCTGGCAGGCGTGTTCAGGGAGAAACGGATTTGTGGGAGTTTGATTTTCGTGATACGACTTCCGCAGTGCCTCTTGAATATGAATCACCCTATGGGGAAACCAACAGAATTGTGTTTTGGTTTTCGCACACCATCACCTCATTCAGCGTTGTTGAGCAATTCAAGATTGTGCCTGCCGAAGTCAGTGACGATGGCGCTTTTCAGGGGAAATGTAATCCGATGGAATGTATGCCGGAGACTACTGTACTTGATTTCTTGAAAAGCCTGTTCTTTATGACTGGCACATTCCCAGTGTTTAAGAACAACACCCTGCACGCTGTAAGCTACGATATATTCAAGGACAACATCGCAGCAGGTAATGTATATGACTGGACAAAGAAACTGACTACCTCCACGACGCAGCTTCCAACAAAAACATCATTCCTGGTCAGTGATTACGCCAAGAGAAACTATTACACCATGAGTACCGACAAAACCAATGGCGATAGTTCCTCCGATTCCAATGATGTTTACCAAAATGGATTGGCGTCCTTCTATCTTGGGTCAGATCTCATCTCTACTAAAGAGAAGACCGTAGCAAAGTTGCCGTGGGCTGCTCCATTCTTACTTAACAGGGAGTTCCCCAATGAAAAGACAGGGGATACCATCAAGAGTTGGGTTCTCAATAAGGATAGTGAATCAACCGCTACCGCCGTAAAGTATTGTGCCCCGAAGCCAGCCCTCGGCATCATCATACAAAAGCCAATAAGTCATATAGACAATCTCGGCAATACGATTGACGATGGCAAGGTAATGAGCCTACGAATATGGAATGACTTGCAAAAAGTCATGTCCTCGTCCTCGATGGCTTATCTCCGTCAGATTCTCAACAAGCCCATCCTCATCACTGAAAATTTTGAATTGAATGAGTTTGACCTCCGAGACCTTGATTTCTCAGTCCCGGTGTATCTCAACAAGTATAATGCTTATTTCGCTATTGTTTCCATCACCCGTGACAGCAATGGTATCTGCAAATGCGAAATGATAAAACTCCCTCATCAATAAGCTATGGCATCAGACGACGTAACAACCAAGATACTCCAGATCCAAGTGGATTATGGAGACGCTGTGAAGCAGATTGCAGAATGGCAGGCAAAGATTGACGCTGTTCGCAAACAGCAGAAAGGCTTGAAAGAAGACCTCAAGGAAGGTCGCATCTCTCAGGAAGAATACCAGCGGAGCATTCAGGCTGGCAACCTTGCCATGAGCCAGATGAAGGACGCCATGAACACAGTCAGCAAGGCAGTCAAGAATCAGCTCAAATCGCAGGCAGAGCAGGAAGGCTCCCTCGTTCAGCTTCGCGCTGAAATCAGCAACCTCAACGCTGAATACGACCGACTGAGCCGTGCCGAGCGTGAGAGTGCCAAAGGCGACGAGTTGAAAGACAAGATAAACCGCCTGACCACCGAACTGAAAAGTGCGGAGGAAGGTACACAACGCTTCTACCGCAATGTTGGTAATTATAAGTCTGCATTGCTTGGCGCCGGGGTTTCAACATCATCCCTCTGTGATGCACTCTCAAAGGAATGTAAGACCGCAGAAGAAGCCGAGAAAGCCAATGAGGTGTTGAAGAAAGCCGTCGCCGCCATCGACCCCTCGTCTGTTGGTGCCTCTGAATCCATCGCTCTCCTTACCAAGAAGATTGAGGAGAACGAAAAGGTAATCAAGGATCACGCCGATAGTGTCGCTGAATCACAGAGCAGAAGCGAAGGACTGGTTGACACCCTGTCTGACCTCACTGGCGTTAACCTCAACCTCGGCAACTCGCTCAACAACCTATCCAAGAACAGTGCAGGCTCCGTGATGGAAGGTCTGACTGTCAAGGCAAAGGCTCTCTGGTCCACGCTGACAGGACTGCTTGCCAATCCTATGGTACTGACCTTCCTCGGCATAGCTGGAGTAGGTATGGCTGTCAAGTGGTGGTACGACTACAACAAAGGACTGGAGGAAGCAAGCCGACTGACACAGCAGTTGACCGGACTATCCGGCGACGAGATGAAAGCCTTCCGCAATGAGGTGCAAGGTGTCGCTGACTCATTCGGGGTTGACTTTCAGAAAGTCCTCGAATCCGCCAACACCCTTTCGCAGCAGTTCGGCATTTCTGTTCAGGAAGCACTTGGGTATGTCAAGGATGGCTTCGTCAGTGGAGCCAACGCCACGGGACAGTTTACCGACATAGTGAAGGAGTACCCGGCATACTTCAAAGAAGCCGGACTTTCTGCCAGCCAGTTCATCTCCATCACAGCCCAGTCGAGCAAGATGGGTATTGTTTCCGACAAGGCAGTAGATACGATCAAGGAAGCCAACATCAGGCTCCGCGAAATGTCAACCGCCACAGCCGAAGCACTCGACGGCATAGGCATCAGTTCCGCTGAAATGCAGAAGAAACTCCAGGACGGCTCGATGACCACCTTTGAGGCGATGCAACAGGTCAGCGCCAAGCTCAATGAGATGGCTGATAACAGTCCCGCCACAGCAGCCGCCATATCGGACATCTTCGGTGGCCCCGGTGAGGACGCAGGTCTTCAGTACCTCCGCACCCTCAAAGACATTGAAACCGACCTCGATGTTACTAAAGAAAAAGCTGGAGACCTTGCAAGAGTACAGGAGGAGCAGATGAACAGTCAGATAGAACTGGATAACACGCTTGCTTCACTGTTCGATGCCACTGGCGGCTCCTTTGAGGAGATGACCGCCACGGCAAAGACGTGGGTCAACAACGGCATTGTAGCCATGATTAAAGGCTGTGTTGAACTCGTCAACTGGTTCATCGACCTCTACAACAATTCGATGGTTGTAAGGGCAGGAGTCGCATCTATCGCCATCCAGTTCAAGACGGCATGGTCCATCATCAAGAATGTCTGCATCATGCTTGTAGATGAAATAATGGCTCTCGGCAAAATCATCAAGGGTGTCCTCACTCTCAGTTGGGACGATGTGAAAGCCGGATGGGATCTGTTTAGAAAGGCTTCGAGTAAGGCAGTTCAAAACATTGTTAACGATACGGTTGATGCCTACCAGGAGGCGTGGTCTGAAATCAAGGACGGACAGATAGAACACGTTAAACTCGATGTCAACTCGGTAGCCAACGCAGGAGCCGACGGTGCTGGCGCTGGAGGTGGTGGCGGTGGTGGAAGTAAAGGCAAGAACCCCGGCAAGACCAAGACTAAAGGAGGTAAGAACAGCGGTAAAGACACAGCCGCAGAAGCCGCCAAAGAAGAAGCACAACTCCTTCGCAAAGCCGAAGATGAACTGTTGAAAATCACGATGGAGTCCGTAGAGAGCCGTCGCAAAAAGGTTGAACTTTCCTACAAACGTCAGATTGAGGACTATCAAAAGATGCTTGTGGAGAAGAAGAACCTCACAGAGGCTTCGCGTACCGCCATACTCTCCATTATTGACTCACTCCAAAAGCAACAGATTGAAGCACTTGCTAAGTTTGATGCCGAAGAAATCAAGAAGGAGATTGAGCATAAGGAAAAACTCAATCAGTTAAAACTGGAAGCCGTCAAGGAAGGCACAGACCAGGAGTTTGAACTTCGCCGTCAGAGCCTCGACAATCAGCAAGCCATAGCAGAGCAGGAAGCCATTCTTGCCTATGACAATGAGGTTGAGAAGCAGGAGGCTCTGAAAGCCATCCGTGAAAGGTATGACAACGAGAGAACCGCCCTCGATGAGGAACATGCACAGGCGAAGATTGACCGTCAGAAGCAGGAACTTGAAAACGAGATAGCCGAGCTTGAATATGCTCAATCCGAAAGAGAACTCCGTCAGATGGAAGGCTATCAGATGGACGAGCAGCACTATCAGGAATGGAGGCAGAGAGGTCTCGAAGAAATGGATGAACACCAGGCGGAGCTTCTTACGAAACAGGAGGAAGCCGCCGCCGCAGAACTGGAGGCGCTGATTGCCCGTGGTCAACTCTCCACACAGACCACCGAGGAATTTGAAGCCGAGGTCATAGCTGCAAAGCAAAAGTCTGCCGAAGCTCAGAAGAATACCAACGATGTCATCATTAAGAACGAGCAGGCAAAGGCTCAGGCGATGAAAGCCATCACTGGCGGTCTGACCCAGTTGCTCGATACTCTCGGCGAAAGCAATTCTGCATTTGCTAAGATGTCTAAAATCATCACCCTCGCCCAGATTGCGATTGATACTGGTAAGGCACTCTCCGCAGGTATCGCTTCTGCCTCATCTATGCCGTTCCCTGCCAACCTCGCCGCTATCGCCACCACGGTAGCCACAATTCTTGCCAATGTTGCCACAGCAATCTCCACCGTGAAGTCTGCCAAGTTCGCCACTGGTGGTAAGGTTACAGGTCCCGGCACAGGCACCTCTGACAGCATACCCGCCATGCTCTCCAACGGGGAGTTTGTAATGACAGCAGCCGCTACAAGAATGTTTGAGCCGTTGCTTATGACGATGAACAACATCGGCAGAGGCGTACCGATGCAGGTGCTGAACTCGTCGCAGACCATCAATCAGGCAGAAATGCTGACGGACTCCTTTGAATCCGCCGCCCGTGAGATAAAGCCAGTTGTTTCCGTTGTCGAAATAACCGAGGCGCAGGACCGAGTAGAGATGATAGAGAACCTTGACACATACTAACCAGCCATGACGAATTATGAATTACTGATAATGAACCGTAGTATGGTTGAGGTACTGCTCGCCAACCATATCAACATCAACGATGTTCAGAACCTGCAAATATATGAGCAGTTCATTGAAATGAAGAAGCAAGGACACAAAGTGACTTACATCACAGTGTTCCTTGCTCACAAGTATGGAATGACGGACAGAGGCATTTACAAAATCATAAAGCGTCTGAGCCGTTCCGTGTCTGTCAATCAGCAGCCACCACAAGAGGATGACCAAATGCCTTGATGGTGTCTTCGCTATCCCTGCCGGACACAGCCTTTCCCATAGCCAGTTCAATCCTGTCGAGCAGTCTTATTGCCCGGTCAATGATGAAGCCGTCGAAGTCGTCGGCTTTCAGCAGATCATAGTCAACCTTGTGTGATGTGATAGCCGCCCTCATCTGGTCTTGTGTAAGACCCTTGTTAGCCATAGTACCTATGTATTCGCTTGGCGCACGCCCACCGATGGAACGGTTGGTGCTTGCGTAGATTGGTGTCTTGTTTACCACCGAGTTCCATTTCGTTGAATCATACCCCTGCTGTTCGCAGTAGTTTTGGGGGAAGATATGATGGATGTCGGTGCTTTCGTCGAGGTAGGTCGCAATATCCATCTTATTGGCGCTCATAAAGTCAAGCGGAGAATCCTGCAAGATAAGAGCCATAACACCCTTGTATGCCGCAGAGTTTCGTGTCTGCATAGAAAGTAACCTTCGGGGTTGGAAGCTCGCTCTGACCACTGTTTCCGGCTGTTCTCCGCCGTTTATTTGGTTGAACACATCCACGATGTCGGAAGCATAGCGGGTCTCGTTAGCACCACCATACAACTCGCCGAAGACACCGCACCAATACCAATGTGCAAGGATGTCCTTGTTTGTCTGTATTTGCAGGTTGATTCCGGCAATCTCTGCATAGGCGAAGATAGCCGCAAGAGGTACCAACTGGGAAGTATATGGAAGGTTTTGAGCAGTGAACACGCCTTGATTGATAAGGAAGCTCGCCGCCTTGATGAAGCCCGACACAAGGTAATCCCGGTTTGCTTTGTAGTCGTCGAGAACCATCTTCAACACATCACGCTTCTTACAGGAGACAGCAGCCGTTCCGTTCACTGACTGGCGATAGCTAATGAGCAGAGCCATCGCAGTAAGGAAGTTGGTGTTCTCCACCACACGAAGTATGTCCGATTGCTTTGTCGCCTTGAATCTCGCCTGAATATCATCCCAATCATCACGCAGGTTGAACTCGTCGGCGGCAAAGGTCGCAGTCACCAACTCAAAGACCGTCAGTTTCACGCCGCCAGTATTGACGTTCTCGAAAATCTGACAAACAGCCTCCTTTGAGGTGTCCTTCGTTACGTTGATGATAGGAATTTTGTATGACTGAATTTTCTGTAATACCTGTTTGTTGAACTCCTTGAAAAGTTTGCGGATTGACTGGTCGCCCTCATAGTAGTCGTTCAGTTCCAACATCCAATCGGAGGAAGCCGACAGGTCAAGAGCAATGTTCAGAGGGTACATCAACTCCTTAAACTCGTTTTCCCTTGTGGAAAGGTCAAGTATCACAGTCCTGCCGATGTCCTCGGTCAGTTGCTTCTTTTCATTGATTGAGATGACTGCATCCAGTCTGTCCGCTGTCTGATCAAGAGCCTTGCGGATGTCAAGGTAGTAGTGGCGCAGTATTACTTTGTCTTTGTTGGTAGCCGGACGTGTTGCCACAGGCTCCGCAGTCTTGAATACCTGGTATAAGGTTGTCAGGCGTTGCTGTCCGTCCAACACAAGGAAATCGGGGTCGTTGAGATTGGTCGCAGTCACTCCTTCAAGGGGACGATACTTGAACCGCACACTTGAGTTGCCAGTTTGGAGGAACATAGCCGCACCCATAGGGAAGCCGGACGAAATACTCTCTATCAGTTTACAGATTTTACCATCATCCCACACCCAGCTACGCTGAAAATCTGGGAGCTGTGCCTTACCGTTGCCGACCCATGTCAGCAGTTCCGAAAGGTCATGGTCAACTGAATGGACTGCCATAATCAGAAGCCGTCAGAGAAGCTGCCCTTCTTGTCAGTCGCCACAGCCTCGGTTAGTAAGTTGTATTCCTTCGACAGGAAGCCGGAGATTTTGTCCTTCTTCCATTCCTTCTCATAGTTGGTGTCGCCGTTCAGTTCAATCCTAATCTTTGCAATGCCGGAGAGTAGTTGCTGAATCTGTTCGGGTGTCAAAGCATAGGCGGCATGGATAGTGAAAGTCTTGACGATGATGCCGCCGACATTCTTCACGTCGCCTATGTTGTCGGAGATGGTCTTGTCTGAATACTCGGTCAATGTCAGCACATCGCCGTTGGTTGTCTTGACAAGCATCCTTGCCCCTGCCGGAGCAGAAATCGGCTCACTGGAAGCCAGTGTCGCATCAAGGAAATACTGGACTGCACCATCTTTGACGGATGCTGACAGACCCAGTGAGAGAACGACCTTATCGGACATACTTCGGAATGGTTTTGACTCACAGGAAATCAGTCGTAGCCCGGTGTCCGTTACCCGGTCATCAACTATCTTCTGTGCTGACGCTGAAAGTGATACGAGCATCAATGCCAAAAAGTAAATAACTTTTCTCATTGTAAGGAGTTGTTTTGTTGTTTATCTTTGTTCTCATCACAAAGGACAACAAAAGGCGTGGACTACTTGTAGAAGCCTCGGTATCGCCAAACACCGCTTCACAGCACAAGTAAGCCCACGCCGTGTGCGTAGGCATTACCTTGTAGCGCTGTGAAAAGTTAAAAATTGGCGATTTTAGGCTTTCAGCTTACAAGTTAACGCTTTCGTTATTCCTCTATGTCCGGTCTCGCAGCGGTCAAAGGCTGCCAAACCAAGCGCAAAGATAGTCAAAAATAGCGGATTTTATGAGATTTTACACTGGAAATATTGTGTATATGATTAGTCGTCTCGCGCCCAATGTAGCGAAATTCTTGAAAAATAAAGCATAAGACATTGAAAATAAAGAAGTTATGATTTTCGCATATCATTTTTCTTGATTAACTTTACAGTGTCAAAAATCACAAACTTTGATAATGTCTTAAATCAAGAAGGTATGTATATATCAAATGCAATCCAGGAGCCGGGGATGAAGAAGTTCTACTCATCCGAGTTCGGCTTCCTCCACGCCATCGTAGCCGATGGTAGGCTGTGGTTCAACATGACCGACCTTTGCAATGCCCTCCGTATGGCTCTGCGGGATGCAAAGAACGAGTGTGAACTTGCCAACTGTGAAGTCAGAGAATACAATGTCCGCAGAGCCAAGTTCACGAGCTGTAACTGCTATGTTGACGAAGACGGGATGCACACCATCATCGTTGAAAGTCGGAAGACAAGAGCCAACGCCTACCGCCAGTGGATAGAGGCTGTTGTCTGCTTCTCCCTCCGAAACCCCAAAAAGTCGCTCGCCCTACATGAGCTGGATCTCACAGGCAGGGAAACATCCTGGGAGGTCAGGAAAGCCTACATGAATCAGGCGAAAGCCAACGAAGCACTTGCCAAAGCACTGGTCGAGAAGTTCGTCAGGGAAGCCACCGCAGAGGAACAGAAACGCCGCAGTAAGACATCCAAAGCAAAGAAGTCCTCCAAAGCCAAGAAAGCATCTGGGAGCAAAGCTACATCATCATCCAAGTCGGCGCCCAAAAAGGCGAAGACCATTCAGCAGAAGCCCTTCATCCCACTGGACGGACACATGACGGTGGAGGAGTTCTTCAGGAACGAGATGCCTTACGACGAGTTCTGTTACTACCTCGATGGTTTGCTTGCCGATGCACAGGCACACATCATCCTGCTCGACAAGAAAAGCCAGTGGGCGGCACAGCACAGAATCAATGTCATCACGGTCTTTGAGAAGATGCTGAAGGCCAACGCCGGGAACATCAAGTATGAGCCGAAGGTCGCCTGCTTCTGATGATTTGTAAGCAAAAGTTAAACTTGAAACTTTCTCGCAAAAGCTCTGCATTTTAATGGGTTATGGTTTTCGTATTCCTAACTTATTGATTATCTTTACAGTAGAAAATGAAACAAGAACCCCTAAAGTCAAAGAAGATGAAGAAGAAAGTTTTCGAGATAGAAGATGCACAAGTTAGTTGCTTCTTTATGGCAATGAATCCCTGTGGCCCCGATGAGTATGAAGTTGACATCCAAGTTGACAATATGCTCTACCGCATCTACACACTGGTAGGTCCCTTCGAGCAAGATGAAGCCGTCTGCAACCGGGTCTACAACGAATGGAAGAACGGCTACCACAATGATGTAATCCCCGAAATCGGCTAAAGATATGGAAAAGAAAGTTTACCTCCTGTATTCCGGCAACGCCTGGTTGAATACATCATCTCTCCAGTTGCTCTCCGTCTGCACTACGGTTGAAAGAGCCATAGAGCTTGCGACAGAACACGCAGAAGGAGGAGAAGAACCCCTCGACGAAGAATCGAAAGAAGAACTGGAATCGCAGCGTCAGACCTACGGCAGGGATGAGAACTACCTCATCTGTGAGACCGAGTTAGACGAACTGGACTGAAACCTTAAAAGCAATGATATGAAGCAGAAAGTATTTCTGGTGTATGTGCTGATTCAGTATTCAGCCGAAAGCATCACCGATGCCCATTATGTTTACTCATCCCTTGAAAAAGCTCACGAAGCACTGGTCCGCGAGATAGACGAGGCCAGGGAGAACTTCGACATCGAAGGCGGGGAGTTTGTCTCTCGCACTGACCGCAGCCAGGAGTGGTGCAACGATGATGGACAAAGCTACTCCATCGGCATAGAGGAAATGGAGGTGCTGTAAAAAATCCGACACCGCAGAGAAAATAATTGGCGGTTGATTTTCGCACCTCAAACATAATGACTAACTTTACATTAGCAAATAAAGATAACCTAAATAGAAAGAAGATGAACAAGAAAATTGTAAAAGCATTGTTCTCCTATGCTGTAAGCAAGGAACAGGTACGCCCGGTTTTGCAGGGCGTACACTTCGAGGAGGACGTATGTGTTGCTTCTGACACTTATGTGTTAGTTGTGTACAAAGCATCTAACCCGGCACTCGCCGGCACCACTAAGCTCGAAGATGGCACGGACATCAAAGGAACGTACCCTGCCTTCAAGAGAGTAATCCCCAAGAAATCAGGTAAGCCAGTCAACTACAACTGGAGCCAAGTGTATCGGGCAATCAAGTGGTTCAAGAAACAGGAAGGCTACAATCCCAATGACAAACTCGTTGTCAATGATTGTCACATTGCAATGTCAACCTTGCTTAATGCTCTCGAAGTGTTCAACGCCGCCGGAGACCTCGGCTGCATGAAAGTCTCGACGATAGACCCGTCCCGTCCGATTCTACTTGAATCCGAACAGCTCACAGCCATTGTGATGCCATGTAAGTCGGAGCCGGAGATGGTTGACCTCGAAAGACAGGACTGCGAAAGTGTGGTAGTTTCCTACGCTAACCTCATCAACACCTACGCAATAGAGAGTGCAAAGCCCAAAGAAGCCAAAGTCGAAATGGCTTGGCTGTAATCCCAAGACTGGAAATTAAAACAAGAATATGCAAGTAAATGAAATCAAGCTTTCAGAGATAGCTACGAGCGCTCTGAACCCACGCAAGACATTCGACGAGACAGAGTTGAAGGAGCTTGCTCAAAGTATCGAAGCCAACGGACTTATTCAGCCTGTAACTGTCCGCAAAATCAATGGCGAAGACGGCAAGAAGTATGAAATCGTATGTGGCGAGCGCCGCTTCCGGGCAGTTACCATGCTCGGACAGGAAACCATACAAGCCGTAGTGAAGGACCTCGATGACAAGCAGGCATTCGCCTGTATGGTCATCGAAAATCTCCAACGCAAGGACATCGACCCGATGGAAGAAGCCCAGGCGTTGAAGTATCTCTACAATAAGGGAGCCGTTTCGGTCAAGGAGATAGCGAAGATGCTCGGCAAGAGCCAGAGTTTCGTTGTCAACCGTATTCAGTTGAACAACATCATCCCGGAGTTCGTCGCCTTCCTCAGAGAAGGAGTATTGAACCTCGTGCATCTCCAAGTAATCAGCAATCTCCGCAAGGATCAGCAGAAGATGTTACTGGAACTTCGCTTTCAGTCCTCGCAGATGGAACGCTGGGAGAGCAAGACACCGAAGGTGGAGACGCTAAAAGCATGGATAGATGAAAGCGTCATGGGTCTGCTGTCCTCAGCTCACTTCGACCCCGACGATGAGACCTACACCTCCTGCAAGGATAAGACTGGGTGCCAGTCATGCAAAGGATGTAAGTTCTGCACCGCCACCTTCCCGACACGTTTCAAGGAGACCGACAATCCCCGATGTATGAATATCGAGCTGTATCGGCTCAAAAATCAGGAGGCAGTTCTGCGCAAGGCAAAGGAGTCAGGTCTGCCGTTAGTCTATGCCGGAAGCAAGGAGGACAACGCCACCATCATCTCAGCCGCCAACGCAATGCTGCTGTACCCCCAGCCACTCGGAAGCCGTGAATACCTCGTAGTGCCGGAGCCGCCTGTCAGGGAGAACTTCTCCGATGAAGAAAAGTACAACATCCGTTACCAGTCCTACGAAAGAGTCAGGGGTGTATTCGATGACAACCTCAACGCTGGCATGATTGTCGAAGTCTTTGAGGTGTCCTTTCACGGGAACCTCAGCGGAGAAGTCAAGTATCTCTACAATGTCAAGACAGATGAGAACGGCGACGCAGACCGTGTTCAGGAGGCACAGGCTAACCGACTGACTGAAATCCGCACACAGCTCCGCACCGTAGAAGAAAAGAAGCAGGAAGACCGCGTAGAACGTCAGCGTGCCTTCTTTGAAGGTTCCACATCATTCTCAGAGAAGCCCGGCGCAGTAGATGAGGTTGAGGAGAATGTGTTCCTCGCCCTGCTTGCAAGCAGTCTGCCCGCCACCTTCCGCAAGAACATCGGTCTCGACCTTGAATCATCCAAAGATATGAGCCAGTCCTTCGAGAAGGTCAGCACCAACAAGGCTGTAATCATGCGTGAGTTCATCCGCACGATGCTTTCCGACAAGAAGGTATGTTACTCTCAGGGGTTCGCCAATCTGCTCGACATCACAATGAATCATACCTATGCCGAAGATGTTGCCGTCATTGACAAGGACCTCGCCGCAGAGTATGAGAAGAAGTGCGAGACCTACGAGAAGACCATCTCGGAACTGGAAGCCGCACTCAAAGCAGCGCAACCCAAATCACAAGAAGCTGAGGAAGCCACAGAAATGCCCGCAGAGGACACGCCGGAGGCTCAAACGGAGAAACCCTCATCCGACACAGAGAACGAGCCGCAGGACGCCTCAAATGAAGCCACAGAGGTTGCAGACGGCGAGACTGAACAATCGGAACAGAAAGAAGCGTAACCAATCGGAGTTGTCAGCCCGGACATTTGTCTATGGCTGACAGCTCCACATTATCCCACAAATAACGTAAAATAAGAAAACCTTATGAAGCTACTATTTTTCGACTTGGAGACCACTGGCACGCAAGCCGACAAGCACGGCATCCATCAGTTGTCCGGCAGTATCGTAATCAACGGCGAAGTGAAGGAGAAATTTGACCTCCGCGTCCAGCCTCATCCCGGAGCCGTCATCGAGCAGGGCGCCCTCGACGTTGCCGGAGTAACACAGGAGCAAATCATGGCGTACCCTCCCATGCGTCAGGTGTACGACCAGTTCATCAATATGCTGTCAAAGTATGTTGACCGCTATGACCGCTACGACAAGTTCTTCCTCGTAGGCTACAACAATGCGTCCTTCGACAATCAGTTCCTCCGCGCCTGGTTCGGACACAACGGGGATAAGTATTTCGGCTCATGGTTCTGGGCGAACAGCATCGACGTGATGGTAATGGCAACCCCATACCTCGCCGACCGTCGCAGTCAGATGGTCAACTTCAAGCAAGGCACCGTAGCCAAGACCCTCGGCATCACTGTCGAAGATGACAAGCTCCACGATGCCCTCTATGACATCGACATCTGCAAGGCAATCTACGATATAGTCTGTGCCAAATACTGATACCGCCATGAAGTTCGTACAAATCCACGCCCTCGCGATTGACGACAAGACCGCAGAGGTAACAATCAAAGGCCCGATGTCGCCTATGCTCGCAGCGAAGGCTGTAACAGAAAGCGACGATTTCAAGAAGATTCCGATGACCGGACTCTATGAACTTGAAGCCGAAGACAAGGAGTTGTTCACTACCATGCTCCACGCCGATGTTGACCCCCGCCGAATCCCCATCTACTGCATCGAGCTTATGTTCAAGCACTACGTCGTAATCGGAGACCTCGGCACCGACACGCTCCCCATCCTCATAGACCTCGGCGACAGTGTTCCCACAGTTGCCCCGGTGTATCAGGAGTTCCCCTGGATTAAGGTTCCGGCAGTGGATGATATTGTCGCCGCACTCAAAGATGTTGACTCATTCAAGAATCGGGAGACCTACCGCAAACTGGTAGATGGTGTCTGCGACAAGTGGTTCCTCCATAGAGGGCGGGGCAAGATTATGATTGCCCGCAAAGCAAAGGATATTGATGTTACCCGATGGTGGTACCATCTGAAACCCGGTCAAAAGCGCACGATCATGAAGTCCTACTCCAAGTGAGCATCATCCCAACGACATAGAAGGCATCCTCCGGGGTGCCTTCTTTCGTATCTGTTAGCAAAAGTTAAACTTGCATTTGATGAAAAATAATTGTGTAATGTACTGAAAATAAATGAGTTATGGCTTTCGCACATCAACTTTAATGATTAACTTTACAGTAGAAATTAAAACATAACCTATAAAGTCAAAGAAGATGAAAGTGAACAAGTCAAAGCTATTTAAGATTGCTCATGCAATCCTCCGAAAAGGAGAAGCTGAGAATTTCAGCCAAGCTTTGAAATCGGCATGGAAGGCAATCAAAGTTTATTCCCGGATGCTTGTCGGCAGCGTGGAGTTTACATTCAAGAAGGTCAATGGCGAAATCCGTCACGCCATCGGGACGCTGTTCAACCTCAACTATGTAAGAAAGACCACAGGCGAAGGCGACACCAAGAACGCAGATGTAATCAGTTTTTGGGACTGTGAAAAAGAAGCCTTCCGTTCATTCAAAGCCGCAACCCTCATCTAAGAAGCTATGAGCAATCCACATACCTACGAGCAAATAGAAGAAGCCATCAACAAAACTCCGAAAGGCGGCAAGTACCGCCTGCTCCTTCAACGTACCATAGACGGACACAAGTGCCGCGCATACGCAAGAATCGTAACCTTAGACGGTACTGAATACTGGAACATCGAGTACCGGGTCCTCGGTCTCTGCGACGTGCATTCCCGCGTGATTAAGATGTTCGACATCATCTCGGAGAAGATAGACAAGATGAAAGAAAACGCCCACATCGTCCTCTGGCGATACTAAACGGAAATGATATGAAACTGACAGACGAACAAGTTCAGTCAATCGTAGATGATATAGTCTCCAAGATGGAAGCCATCATTGAAGACCCCTGCGACGGAGATTATTCGGACTTTGAATGTTACGAAGACGAGTATGGTCGCTGCTCCAACTATGGCTCACGCACCCTGAATGAAACGCTTGATGAAATCTGCATCGACGGACTCCCCGGCATCCCTGCTGATGATAGCGACATCTACATCTCTGCCGATTATGTCGTAGATATTGATTTCCACGATGACTATGACCCCGGAGATTACTGGACGCCGCCAAGTGGAGGCATAGAACTTGACAAGGTGAAAGCCTACATTGAAGATGTAGATGTAGAAATCTCTGTTCTCAACCAAGAGACAGACGGGTATGAGGATGTCGAAGTTTCCGACGAACAGATAGAGTTCATCGTGGAGAAAGTAAACGAAAAGATTTGCCCCACAAGCAAGAAAGTAGTAGCATAATCCCAAAGAATATGAAACATCAAAAACTGATAGACAGAATAACAGAGATAGCCGAAGCAGATGGTTGGTCGGTGTCTATCGAAGAAAAGAAAGACCGAGAAGATACGTTGGAGTTTACCTTCGGCAAGTTCACCGACGCAGATCAAGACTTCTCCTTTTATGTGGAGATGACAGACGGAGACATTTACACGCTGATAGAGGACATCGACCGATACTACGAAGGCTACGACCCCGATGAAGAAGCACTCCTTTGGCTCGGTCCCGACGGGCATGGAATGAATGGTGCCCCATATCGGATGACTGATGTAGTCAAGGATATGGAGCAATGTGAAACCTTTATCGGGGAGTTGCTGGAACTACTCATCGAAGCCAACAGGAATGAGTGCCTGTATGCCCTCGAAGATGAAGAAGATGAAGAAGATAACGAATAAAAGCCAAGACCATGACAACCGAAGAAAGTTTTGCTCAACTGGAAGCATTAAGGAATGAGAAGAACCCCTACGAAATGACTCGTGAAGAATGGCTCTCATTCACACAGGAGCAGAAGAACGCCCGATACAAGTTGCAGGCCAAATGGAAGGAGGAGCAAGAGGCAAGAATCCTCCAAGCCATCTACAACATTGTCCCGAAGGTAGGCTTGCCCTGTACGATTTGTTACTGGAGCGACAGGAGAGCCGCCACAGTAAGCCGCATCATCTCTGACAGGAAGATTGCAGTCCGCCACAACAAGACCAATTGCCTCGACTGGTATGGTGGAAGGTATGAAATCCTGCCGGAGCTTGAAGAAGGCGAGGACATCTTTACCAAGCGAAAGAACGGAGCCTGGTGCATGGAAGGTCAGGCGCTCAAAGATGGTGTCCGCTTGATGCTACACTACCAAAATCACTACATAGACCCCAGTTTTTAATGAACTGACAGCAGGCGTTATCATATACGTCCAATTTCATTTGTAGATGGAGCTTCTTCGGATTGCTCCATCTTCTTTTTGCTGTTCCCGATAAGAGTCGATTGCTTGATTATTGCCTTCTTTGTAATGATGGAGCCTCCGCCGCTGAGACCGCAGTGGAGAAGGTATGATTTCCGGGCGCCGATGTCCTCTGCTGTCAGCACTGAATAGACCGCCGTAATGCTTGAAAAGTAGTAGTCCTTTCTTTCCCCTCTCGGACGGGAGAAAATGTGAACATGAATAACCTTTGCCATGGTCCGAATATTCCAAATGATGATTATTTGGAGCAAAATTAAGAATCGAAAACCGATTGTGCCTCATACCTACCCAAGAGTTAACTGAACAGTATCGTTCATCCTAATTCACAGTGTTTTATATGTGTGTATCTTGCTTTGAAAGTAACTTTGCGATAAAGTAATTCACAAAGCTATGGCAATACTTAAAATCTACAACGACATAGTTGGCGAAGAAGATAAAGTCATGCTCCAGATGTGGGAGGGCATAGACGGAATCTGCTTCAAAGACATTGACGGCTTTCTCGCCAGTATGAAGCCCGACGATGATGAGGTTGACATCCGCATTCATTGCCGTGGCGGTGATTGTGTCGAAGGTTGGGCTATCTACGATAAGCTCCGTCAGTCCGGCAAGACAATCTCCTGTACCGTCGAAGGCGAATGTTCGTCGATGGCTACCATCATCCTTCTTGCCGCTCCCGCTGAAAGGCGACACGCAACAGACAACTCCCACTTCTGCATCCACAATCCCGCCGCCGCATGGCCCGACCTCGGTTGCCACGACCGCTTCACTGCCGATGCCATTGACGCAGGTATCAAGAAGCTCGGCTTACAGGTCGAGCAGCTTCGCAACGAGCAGAAGAAAATCCTCTCGCTGTATGTGGAACGCACAGGCGCAGATGAAACCGAACTCCAGGAGCTTATGGATAAGGACATCTTCATCAACGCCGACCGTGCCCTTGAACTCGGCTTTATTTCGGAGGTGCTTGCACCCATCACCGCAAAGCGTATAAGAACATTTAATAACACAAAAACAACCCGCAAAATGAACAAGAAAAAAGCAAAAGTAAGCGTCGAGCGCGGTGTGATCTCGCGCCTCCTCGCAAAGGCTGGCTACAAGAAGCTGTCCGACGTCAAGATGAACGCTCTCGCAGTCACCGCTGCTGACGGCACCGAACTGACCATCGAGCGTGAGGAAGGCGAGCCCCAGATAGGCGACGCCGCTTCTCCCGACGGAGAGTTCGTCATGGAAGACGGCTCCACCATCATCATCGCCGAAGGCGTAGTAACCGACATCATCCCCGCCGATGACGACGTGACCGCCGAAGGTCTCGACGAGGACGAGATGGTCGAGAAGATTGAGGAGCTTCAGACCGAAAACGAGACCCTCACCGAGGAGGTTGACACCCTCACTCAGGAGAAGGAGGAACTGGAAGCCCAGCTCGAAGCCCTCAAAGGTGCCCGCGTCCTCTCGTCCAACGAGAAGGTCATCCTCGTCAAAGTCAACCGCGCCGGCGGTCTCGCATGGCTCAACAAGGTATGTGCATCATCTTCTAAGGAATCGCCCGCTGGCCGTGGCTTCCGTGAGAACCGCAACGGCGGTGCCGCACAGGAGACCCCCGTTCAGAAGGCGCTCCGCGAGAAGAAGGAGGCTCTTGCCAAGAAGCGCAACAAGTAAACAGTTCCCCAACCTCCATTAACAAGTAAATTTAACGACAATGATTAACTTCAAAAATTTCACCGTCGATAATGGTGCGATTCGGGACCTCTCCGAGCTCCTGTTCCTCAGCACCTTCAACGACCCCGACCTTGAAGTTGTCTGCACCACCGAGACTGGTGTGTACGACGGAAAGAAGCTCGGCTACATCGACAGCCTCGGTGATGTAGGTAAGAACGCCTCCGGCTGTTCGCCCACATACGAGAACATCAACGTGACTGGCATCGAAAAGACCTGGGAACTCGGAGACTATCAGATCCCTCTGAAAATCTGCTACGAGGACCTGGAGAACACCATCGCCAAGTATTCGCTCAACACTGGCACCGACGAAAGCGAAATCATCGGCACCGCCTACTGGAACGATATCGTCATTCCTCTGCTGACCCGTGCCATGAACGAGATGCTGTGGCGTATCGCCTGGTTCGGCGACAAGGATGCCAAGAACATCGCCGACAGCGGTCTGCTCACAGCAGGTATCAACAAGGACCTGTTCACAATGACTGACGGCTTCTGGAAGCGCCTCAAGGCCATCACCACCGCCAACGCCCATCAGCTCACCACCATCGAAGCCAACACCAAGAAGGACACCAGCACCACGCCGAAGGTTACCTATGCTACGCAGAAGGCAGCCATCCGTGAAGAAGGTGTCGCTATCGGTATCGTTGACTCGATGCTCTCCGACGCTGACTCGCGCATCTTCGACAAGCCCGACCACGCCATCTTCATGACGAACTCGCTGTTCAAGGCCCTCCGCAACGACGTGAAGCGCCTGCACAACCTCCAGCTCGAACTGGAGATGGTTACTTCCGGCATCCAGCTCTCCAAGTATGACGGACACTCCGTAGTGGTGTGTGACATCTGGGACCGCATGATCAAGAAGTACGAGGACAACGGCACGTCGCTCAACTGCCCGCACCGCGCCCTGGTAACATCCGCATCGAACCTGTTCATCGGAACACCCGATACGGACGCCATCGCCAAGACAGACATCACCTTCGACCATGTAACTCGTCTGAACCACATCTTTGCCGCATCGAAGATCGGCACGCTCGTCGGCGAAGATGACCTCGTTCAGGTTGCATTCTAAATCCCAATCATTATGAGCACTCAGAGTTGTGACTATAAGCTCGCCGCAGATATGATGGCGAATTGCGAGAACCCTTCCACGAAAGGCCTCCGCAACTATGGCTATCTCATCAACTACGATGACATAGACTTTGAAAGCTGCGTCCGCGATGAGAGCAACCCCAATGTCCTGACCACTCTGGTATTACAGACTGGAAAGAAAGCCTATCGTATGTACGTGCCCGGTAAGACTCCTTACACGGGCACGAACAAGGCTCTCGCCGAAGGCACATACCGCAAGAACTTCACGAAGGGTGTAAGCCTCGTGATACTCGACAACGGTCCCGATGTGGTTAAGGACATCATCAACCCTCTGGCAAACGGTCTGTTTGTCGCCATCCTGGAGAACAAGTACGGCGGCAAGGACGGTAAGAACACCTTCGAGATTTACGGCTTCGAGCAGGGTCTTTCGGCTACTGCACTCGCCGATGACAAATACTCGGAGGACACCGAGGGTGGATGGTCCGCCACACTGGAGGAATCGGGCGCTCCCTCTGCCGGAATATTTCTGTTCAACCAGTCCGTTGCGGCTACCCGCACAGCACTGGCATCCCTTGTAAGTGGTACCTAACAGTTTGTCGCCATGACATACGAAGAAACCATGACCCGTCTTAAAGAAATGGAAAGCCGTTACCAAGACGGCTTTTCATCTCTTGACCGCTCGCTTCTCGATAACCTGTACTTCAACATCTTTGGCAGAGAAATCACCAACAGAGGTTGTAGCGACTGCTATCGGGATGCTTATATGGAAATACTCATCTATCTCAAAAGAAATAAAGCCATGCCTAAGAAATCCTATTTCGTGCTGAAAGCCGGAGCCATCATCACATTTTTTGGTGAGCCGAAGTGCTACTCAAACGCCAACATCACTGATGAAGCCGCTCTCCGCTTTCTCGCTATGAATCCTTCCAACGAAAAGCTGTTTGAGAAACTGCCCGAAGACTGGAAGTCCCGGCTCCCCAAGTCCGACACTCCTGAAGTCGAAGACAAGGATGCCGTCATCGCTCGTCTGACTCAGGAGAACGAACAGCTCACGAAGGAGAACGAACTGCTGCGCAGTGAAAACGCCTCTCTGAAAACCCCGGCACCTCGCAAGAAAGGCAAGAAAAAGTCAGAGCCGGAAGCCGTTCCCGATCCTGCCGTAGAAGCCACTGCCGACGAGCCTCCCACAGAGACCGCCAATGATGAAGTCGAAGCAGTCGAGACCGCCGAAACTCCCGCCCCCTCCGACGCTGATGAAGTCAGCATCGAAGAACCCGAAGAAGCTCCCGACCAGGAGTAATACCCACCACCTCCCAACCGATACCCAAGAATGAATGTCAATAACGTAATCAGACCGCGCAAGAGGTTCAGTACCTCATATCTAAGCCAGCTCAATATCCAAGCCTATGGCTCCGATAACCTGTATCCGCAAAGGATGAGTGACCTTATTGAAAACAGTCCGACAGGTGGCACTTGTCTGGAGCGTTATCAGACATTCATTGAGGGTAACGGATTAAGCAACACCGATTTTTCGGAGTATGTCTGCAATCACAAGGGAGAAACCATTGATGATATATTTTCCCTTATAGCACAGGACATCGCCAAATACAACGGCTTTGCCCTGCACGTCAATTACAATCTCGCTTGCGAAATATGCGAGATACAGCACATCCCCTTTGAGAACTGCCGTCTTGAAGAAGAAGACGATGCCGGATGTGTAACCTACATCAATGTTCATCCCGACTGGGAAGGAAACAAGACACGCAAGGGGCGAAGAATCAATGTAGATCGCTCCACCGTAAAGAAATATTTCACATTCAACCCCATCCCCTCCGTAGTGATTGACCAAATCCAATCTTGCGGAGGTATAGAGCATTATTGCGGACAGGTGTTGTGGGTGTCGTTGAACGGCAAGTACACCTATCCCAAACCCATCTACGACAAGGTTGTAACGAATCTCTCGACTGACGAAGGTCTTGATAATGTCAAGTACCGCAATGTCCGCAACGGCTTCATGCTGTCCGGTCTTTTCGTCCATAAGAAAAGCGTCCAGTATGAGTTCGATGAGAACGGCAATGCCAAAGAGAAGGAAGATTCCCAGTATGACCTCAGCGACAGCCTCGATGCCTTTCAGGGGGACAACAATGCCTGCTCCATCATGGAGATTGTTGTCAACTCCGCAGATGACAAGCCTGAGTTCATCAATGTAGAAGGCACCAACTACGATGACAAGTTCACAGTAACAGAGTCAAGCACAACAGAACGAATTTACTCCGCTTTCGGACAGGAGCCGTGGTACTGCATCAGAATAGGCAAACTCGGCTTCTCAGGCGATGTCCTGGCCGAGGCATACGAATACTACAACTCATACGTCAGCAAGCAGCGCAGAGCCATTTCCAGAGCCTTGAAACGCATCTTCGACCACTGGTTTGAAGTTGCCAATCCCTCGGACAATTACGAGATAGAGCCGCTTGTTTACATCTCCAACAAGTCGGCAGAATCATCCCCCATAAATTCCAAAAAAGCCTGATATGGAACATTTGATTACTCCGGCAGAGGTCGCCAAATATGGCAGACCCATCAGCAAAAATACCGATGAAGACAAGCTCAACGCGTACATCATAGAAGCAGAGCAGATGAACATAAAGCCAGTCCTCGGAGACTCGCTTTTCCTTTCCATCCTTGAAAAAGGAGAAGACGATGAGAAGATTGGTATGCTTCTAAAAGGTGGCACATATCAGTCGGGAGAAAAGATTTACACCTTCGTAGGACTGAAAGCCGCCATGTCCTACTATGTCTATGCCAAATACTTGATGGTCGGCGACTTCAACGCCACCCGCTTCGGCGTGATGATAAAGGAGGACAGCTACTCATCCCATATCTCATCGGCTGAAAGGTCCAACGCTTACAGTGATACGCTGGAGGTAGCCAACTGCTACCTTGAAGATTGTGTCGCATACTGCAAGCGTAACGGTTTGATGTCCGGCAATCCCGGTTCGCAGAAGGCATCAGGCGCAGTGAAAATCAGAAAAATCGGAAAACTTTAATACAACTCACAATGGGATTAAACAACAAGACCAACTTAAAAAGTCAGGCGAGTACCATCCGACATGAGGATCAGGAAGGCCTGAATACCGCAGAAAGGGTCGGTAAAGTCCTGGAGGAGCTGATAGAGTCTGCTGACGCATCTCTTACCACAGAGACCAATTCAAGAACGCAGGCTGACAACAATCTCACTCAACAGTTGACGATTGCCTCGAACACTGCTACCACGGCATACAACGAGGCGAAGGACGCAAAGAGTAAGGCTGTTGCCGCTCAGAATTCCGCCAACGCCGCCCAGTCAACTGCTGATACTGCAAAGGCGACAGCCAATGCCGCCAAAGCTGTAACCGATACCAAAGGACAGCCCGGAGGTCTCGCCACACTTGGTACCGACGGAAAGGTGCCTGCTACACAGCTCCCCGGATATGTAGATGATGTTGTAGAGTTTAACGCTATGGTAAGTGACGTTACTTCGCAGATGGCATCCTCTACTCATAAGTCCACTGATTCCGGATGTATGGTAGTGTATGACACCGACAACGACGTTTTCCTTCTCGCTGTGTCGAAGGTAGCCATCGCTGACAATTCCCAATGGGGAAACATCAAACGCCCCATAAAGAATCTGAATGTTTCTGCACAGGCAGTAGAAGTTGGAGACATCCAACAGCAGATCAATGTGTCAGACTACTGGCAGATTCAAAACGGTAATGCAATCCTAATTCTCTCGCAGTTCACATACTACAACAACTGGGTCGATGCTGATTCGTATGGAACAGGTACCGCCGCAGGTCGTGTACCCGAATCTGGCAAGATTTACACCTGTACCTCGGACAACAAGACCTTCCGTTGGAGTGGTTCGGAACTCATCACTATCGGCTCGGACCTCGCCCTCGGTCGCACAGCAAGCACCGCTTTCCCCGGCGACGCAGGCAAACAGCTCGAAGAAACTGTTGGTTATCATGGTAACTGGATAATTGAGAATCAAGACCATATCAGAAGTATCGGAATTTTGCCGTGCGATGGCCAATGGGACGGCAAAGGGACCGCACCCACATCCGGCGTATGGCTCATTCCAAGCGAGGCGTATGAAAATGCTGTATGCTTTGAGTCGTATGGCAATACTGACTTCTACGGCTATGCGTCCGAAATCTACAACTCCGATGAACAGTACAATCCCGGTTGGATTTACCGCATCAATGACGGTCTATTCCGCATTGAGAACAATAAGCTTGTTTCAATTGCTGGCTCGGCTGTCGGTAACACCTACAACGCGACCGTAGAGATACCTCTGCCGACTGGCGAATACTACTCCGACATTCTTGCAGAGACGCAGACCCACAATGTCCTCCAGGCAGTGTTCAACGAAGGTAAGGCGTCGCTTGGTATCACGATAACCTTTGCAATCGGGCAAGGTTCGTGGAAGACCTATCAGTATGTCGGCCCTAACACCACAAGCACCCAGTTCCTCAATGTCAACAACTGGATTGACATGGCAGGAATGTCAGCCGGAGCAGAAGCAATCATCAATGTAGATGCTCTGTGCCCCCGCACAGTCGCAGGGTATTATGACAAGAGCAGTGCCATTGACGCAATCCTTCAGGAACAGTCAGCTTCCGGTATCAAGTATGCCAAGAGTGGACTCGTTATCACGTTCCGCACTGGCGATTATATATGGGAAGCCTACCAGTTCACTGGCGAAGTCGCTGACTTCTCCAATAAAGACCTGTGGAAACAGTTCGGAGGAGGTGGTGCTGTCAAGACAGAAGCCGAGCCTGCAAAGGATGGCAAGGATGCCTTCTCCACAGGTGGCGCTTACGATATGCAGCAGGCAGCATTCGACCATCTTGACATCGACCAGGATGCTGAGAACCATATCATCAAAGCCATCAACAAGAAAGGCGATGAAATGGGGCAGTCCATCTCCATCCCCAAGAGCAGCGGAGGCGGCTCGGTGTCTGGCTCATCTCTTAACATCTATCTGGAGAACCCCGCAGTGTATGCCGCCTTCGGCTCTGAAATCTCCGTCCGTGCCGCTATCAAGTCTGTTACCTTCGACGGACAGGGAAGCAACGTGACGGAAGTCCTCGGTGTGATCCGCAGACTGGAAATCATAGATGCTACATCTGGTCTGACCCTTTGGAGCGAAGCTATCAATCAGAATTCATCGACAGGTCCCACGAACTATTCGTTCAAGTATGACTTCACGCCGTACTTCACGGAAGCTGCCGCCCGCGACTTTACCATTGTAGCCTATGACGCAGAAGGCAATGTCAAGAGACGCACCATCACTGTTACCGCAGTCGATGTAACCTGCACCTCGGTTCAGACCCTCAACTACACGTCAGGCTCAACCCTCGAAGTCGGAGGCTCCAGTAAGAACTTGCTGATGTATAAGTTCGCCAACAACGTGTCGAAGCTCGGTGTCAAGGTCAAGACTGAACTGTATTACAACGGTCAGTGGAAGACCCTCGGCATTGCCACCATCACGGACAGCTATTCGCACTCCATTTCGATTGACCCGAACAATGTTTTCGGTGGCAATGAGAAACTTGCTCATGGCTCATACCCCATCCGCATATCCGGCGAAGATGTTGCTTCCGGCGTGAAAGGTAACGTGGTGTATTCGTCGATAATGTGTATCGACGCAAGCTCCACACAGCCCATCGTTGCCCTTCGTTATAATGACTTCAACAACGGCACAATCCGTCTGTATGATAACCTCGAAATGGAGGTAGCCGCCTACACTCCCGGCAAGACCTCCACCACCGCAAAGGTATTCATCGACGGTGTTGAAGTTCTCTCAACCGAAATCGGCACCTCGCAGACAGAGATTGTCCGCAAGCAGGTACAGGGATATGCTACCGATGGAACTGACTCAATCTCATTCTACGCCAAGAGTGGAAGCAGTCAGACCAATCCCATCACTGTTACCGTTGTCGGCTCTGCAATCAACGCCATCATCAAGGAAGGCGCATTGTTCGGCTTCGATATGGCAAGTCGATCCAACGCCGAGACCGACCACACCATCAGCAACAACGGCTATACGATGACCGTGGAAGGCTCCAACTGGTCCTCCAATGGTTTCGTCAAGTACCTCGATGAAATGAGCCTCCGCATAGCCGAAAACGTCAAAGCCAAGATACCTTACGCCCCCTTCGGCACAGCAGCCACAGAGCGCACGAATGGTATGGCTTTCCAGTTCGCCTTTGCCACCAACAACATCAAGGACAGCAAAGCCAAACTGATGGAGTGTTACGACCCCGATTCCGGTGCTGGTTTCTACATCTGCGGCAACGAGGTTGTAGTGTTCTGTAAGAACGGTACGCCCGCACATATAACCCGCCCGTTCAAGTGTGGGGAGAAGCACACCGTCGGCGTTGTTGTCGAGCCTTCGAGCATCAGCGTCAAGCGTGGTACCACTGACTATTCAACCATCAAGCTCTACATGGATGGAGAAGAAGTCGGTGCAATCGGCTACATCTCCAACTCCGGAGCAATCCTCAACCAAAAGCAAATCACTTTCAATGGCACAGACGGAGACTTCTATCTCTACTATGTTCTTGCCTACGACAGCTATTATGAGTGGGCGCAGGCGTTCCAGAACTACCTGTGTAAGCTGACCAACACCGATGCAATGATTGAGGAGTACAGCGCTGAGAATGTGCTTGACAATCAGAACCGCCCCTCGATGGACCTTCTCAAAGAGAAAGGCTTCCCTTACTATGTAGTTGTTGCTCCACAGGCTACCTTCGACAGCTTCGATGCCGATATTGACACGAAGACGAACTTCAAGTGTACCCTGTACTACTTCCATCCCACAATGCCGTGGCGTTCCTTCAAGGCTGAGAATGTCCGTTGGCGCCGTCAGGGTACGACCTCCGCAAAGCGCCCGATCAAGAATGACCGTTTTTATCTCCGCAAGGAAAAAAACTGGAAAATCACGGCACTCAATCCAGACTACACCAACGCCGACGCTCTGAAAACCTACGAGCTGTTCAACATCGGCTATGTCCGCGTAGGAGAAAACACCATCCCGGTTGCCATCATCACAGTCAAGGTTGACTACTCCGATTCGTCAATGGCGAATGACTGCGGCGTATGTGATATGATGAACGCTACGTTCCGTTCCCTCGGTTCTGACTACATCACTCCTGCACAGCGAGCCTTCGACGGCACATGGAATAATGGCGATGTTACAGTAACCGGGTTGCAGATGAACCATTCAACTGCTAATCATCCCATCGCCGCCTTCCGTGCCACCATTGACTCGCTCAGTGATGCTTGGTTCCATGCCCGTGGCAACTGGAAGGAAGATAAAGGCGAGCAGGTTGCCCTCGGCTTCCAGAATACCTCTGGATACAACAAAGGATGCCGCAACTACGGGGATTTCGTTGAGTTCTTCGGAAAAGCCACATTCAACGCCGCCGGGAAATTCCAAAGCCAGGAAACACTGGAGGAAATCATGGCTCGCTTCAAGACCACCGAAGGACTTGACACCACCAAGCTCTATCTGCTCTCGCAGTATTGCGGACGCGACTATATCTTCATGCGTTACAGCGGTGGAGAGTGGGCTCGCGCAAATGGCTCAATGAAACAGGAGAACGGCAAATGGAAGATAACCGGGGATGTCCTCAATCCAGTGTCCGGCTTCGAGCTTATTACCTATGACGGCATGGACTGGTTCATGGGTGTAAGTTCCATCGACGATATGATGGCTCCTGTTACCACGCAGTCCTCATGGGTGTCGAAACTCAACCTCGGACAGCCGACCTATCCGGCATGGACTCAGTATTTTGAGTGCATGGTTGATGACGACCAGTTACAGGAAGACCTCGCTATGGGTCGCAAGGTTCCTTATGACCTCTATAACGTCCTCAAATTCTGTGATTCGTGCGATTACTCCAAGGCTGCACTCTCATCCACATGGCAAGGCATTTGGAAACAAAACGCCTGGAAGTATATGAGCATTCAGTCGCTCCTTGCTTACTATACGTTCACTGACTATCTCGCTGCCGTTGACCAACAGGCGAAGAATATGCAGCCGATGTTCTTCCTTGAAGATGGTTGCTGGGTGGAGAACGGTATCTATCATTCCCCCTCGGCAATGGAGCCAGTGCGTATGTACTTCAACAAAGTGTACGACTGCGATACCTGCAACGGCAAGGACAATGACGGTGGCAACACCATCCCGGCAGAACTTGACCCAGCAGAGGACAACAAGTGTTATGCCGGACGTGGCTCAATCCTTTGGAACGACCTCCGTCGCTGCGAGAATCAGGAAATGGTTTCCGATGCTAACAGCAACACCCTCACACTCCCCGGTGTCGTAGCAACGATGCGTAACCTCCCCGAAGTCAATGGCATCGGCGCAGGTCCCTTCTCCCCGAAAGGTGCCCTCTACTATTTCGTTCAGAACCGCATTGCATTCTGGCCGAAAGTAGTCTGCACCTTCGATTGCGAGCGCAAATATATCTCGTACTCGCCGCTGTATAATGACATCTACTACTACGCCCTGCATGGTTCGGGTCGTCAGGCTCTCCCTCGCTTTATAGAACAGCGTTGGAGAATCCGTGACGGCTACTATCAGACAGGCGACTTCAAGGATGCAAGCCACGTCCTCGGCGGTCGTGTCGGTGCCAAGACTGGTGCCGTGATCAAGTTCAAAGCCGCTAAAGACGGATACTTCGGTATCGGTAACGATGGTGGTAATGTAACCCAGGGTATGTATCTGAAAGCCGGAGAGGAAGGTATCTTTACCAACTTCCAGCATGGAGATAACATCCTGCTATACATCTATCAGGCAGACCAGATGAGCGAGATTGACCTCTCGCAGATTTCGCTCGACCCGAACTTCCAGTTCTCCATCATGAAACTGGCGGAGAAGATTGTGATTGGCTCCACCAACCACCGCACCTCGTGGAATCTGTCGCCGGGTAATACTGGCTACCTCACAAACATGAACCTCGGTGAGCTCCCGTTCTTGAAGCATCTCGACGTGCGCACCACGGAAGTTACCACCATCAATGCCTCAAAGTGCCCCCGACTTGAAACAGTCCTTGCCTCCGGCTCCGACCTCACGTCAATTACTACTGCTGAGACTTCGCCACTTTCAACACTGGAGCTTCCTGCTTCAATGACGGAGCTTAATTTCGTCAACCTCCCCAAGCTGACCTATCCCGGCGGTCTGACAATCGCAGGTATGTCGAATGTCAACAGGCTCATGCTCTCCGGCTGTCCTAACATTGACCCGATGTCGCTCATCAACGGCATTGTTACAGCCTCCAGCCTCCGCTACCTCCGACTGCCCGATGTCAACATCACGGCACCCTCATCCATCCTCCAGGCAATCAAGAACAGCGGTGCTATCGGTCTTGACCCCACAGGCTCCGCCTATGAGGAAAGCGGCAAGTGTTCCGGTGTTACTGGTCGCTGGATCATGGAAGACCTCATCAGTGAGACACAGCTTTCGGAGTTTGCCGCATACTTCCCCCAGTTGACCATCTACAACTCGCAGTATTCCTGTGTATGCTTCGATGATACTGATGATGACTGCTACAACATCACGAATCTCGACAATGGCACAAGCAAAGAAGACTACGAGCCTTCGGGACATTTCTTGAGAATATTCGAGAACGCCCATCCTTACAAGACCACCTACGACAGCAGAGAAGCCAAACTCCGTGCCCTCCAGATTTCAGATGCCAACTATAATCTTATGGCAGACGGTAGTGAATACGACCCGACCGATCAGGCAGGCGAAGGATTTGACATCATGCTCGGTTTCGGTCTGTACTGGTACAAGGGCGTGAATGACTTCAAGAATCAGAAAAAGTACCTGTTCTCTTGCAGCTATACGACAAAGCCACTGTCAACCGCTACGAAGATCAATCGCAAGAAGCTCTCCGATATTCTTGTGCAAGCCTTCTCCTGTGTATATACCTCCAACAACGGTACTGCACTCGCCAATGGCGATGACTACGAATTGACAGACAATGCCAACATGAATGTCTATCAGCTCGATGTCGAAGGCATGAAGCAGGTACGCTGGCCCGGACTCAACAACGCCCAGATTGGAGCTGTATTCGTTGATGCTGACAACAAGGTTGTAGGCACGTTCAATATGGCAGTCAGTCACTCGCTGTTCGATTTTACCTATGGAGATTATGTGTTCTGCAATGTCCCCAGCGGTGCCAAGAAGATTGTTTTCACATCGCCTACTGGCTTTGATGACCTCGAAGCCATTGCTGTCGATAGTGCCGCAATCGAAGCAATAGAACCCGATTGGGTGTGGGTGCCTATGCGCTTCGTCGGCATCTACGGTATGAGTGTCGATGCACTGATGCGTCCTCGCTCTATCAGTGGTGTCCGTACCCGTACTGGTACTGGAACATCATCCACCAACCCCGATTGGAAGTACGACAGCGACGGCAACATCACAAACGCATCGGTGCCGACCTCCACGATGAACTATACCTATGCCGATATGCTGAACCTCATGGAGATGCGCGGCAAAGGTTACCACGGTATCAGCTACGAGATAAGCAAGGACATCGCCAACCTCGTAATGGCTCTCACAGGAACCCGCGACATTCAGGCGTATGCCGGATATGGATGTGGCTCGCAGTACACCACCGGACAGAACAATTTCAATACCTATGGCAAGGTAACGAGAAAGTATTCCGGCTCAAACATCGGCAACATCATCTTCGGTATTCAGAATTTTGTCGGATGTAACTGGGAAATCATGGACCTCATCGCCGCCAACGTGCCGTCCTTCGCCCAATTCAAGAAGGACCACCGTGTAGCCACAAGCTCGTACCCGATAGATGCGAAATATCATGTAGTCCGTAACTATCAGACGAAAGAGGAAAGCGTAATCCAGGGACTCAATATGTCTGGCTATTGCATAGGACGTGTCAAGTTCGGTAGATACTGCGATATAATCGCTTCTCGTCTAACCACAGACAACAGCAAGTGGAATAAGAACTACTCTGATTGTCTGTATTACACCCATGACCGTGGCCGTTGTGTTGGTCGCTCGAGTGGCAGTGCGAGTGCGTATGGCGGTCTCGTTTTCTCGAATGCGAATTACGCCTCGTCGTTCTCGTTCGCGCACTCCGGCTCTCGGCTCGCCTTCAGCGGAAATTACGAAATAGTAGTAACCTCGGAAAGCGTGGCAAGCTAAAAACGAAAAGCGTCGCTTCGGTTTCGGGCAACAAAGCCCGGAGCCGAAGCCCCTTCCTCATGGAATAGAACATGGATGACTCTCATAACATAAGTCAGACAAAAAAGGTAGATGGTCCCTGTGGCCGTTGTGTTGGTCGCTCGAATAACAATGCGAATGCGAATGGCGGTCTCGTTTACTCGAATGCGAATAACGCCTCGTCGAACTCGAACGCGAACAACGGCTCTCGGCTCAACTTAGGGAACACATCGGAAGAAACATCTTCTCCCGGTGTAAATCGTCACACTGCATACCATCACGGGTTGGTGGATAGCAAGAGGCGAGGGACCAGAGCCTCGGCAAAAGCAGACGAAAGTCTGGAAAGCGGAAAAATCACGAATGTGCCTGAAGGCGCAATGTCTGACCTCCCGTTTGATGATGACCCCTTCGATGAACTTGCCATACTGCCGGAGCAGATGTACCCGGTGTGCAACCTCATCTCTGAAATCATTGACGAAAAGAACCTGTCAGACAGCTTTGACTATGTTATCAGCCATCTTGAACACAAGCAACAGCGAGATAAGTATTGGCCCAAGAAAGACAGATATATTCGCAGTTTTCGCCGGAGGGTAGCTGACGGCTCTTATAGACTGCGTAGAGAAGCTGTAAGGGAGATTACCGTGCATGACGGACCAAAAGACAGAGTGGTGCAAGTAACCACTGTGTTCGACCGATTCGGCTGTCATAGCATCATGGTAATCGTCGAGAAGTACACTTATCCGACCCTTATGAAGAACGCTGCCGCCAGTGTGAAAGGACGTGGTATGCACTGGCTTCACTGCATCATCCATGAGGACATCATCAACGTGCCTGACCTCTGCAAGTATTACTGCCAGACGGACATCAACAAGTTCTATGACAACATAGATCAAGACTTGATGAAGCTGGAGATTCGCAGATACATCGGCGACCCGATGTTGTTGCCAATGCTCGATGACTTCATCACTCTTACTGAAAGAGGTTTGTCGAAAGGACTTCGTTCCAGTCAGGTCTTTGCCAACTTGTATATGTCTCCGATAGATTGGAAGATGATTCTGATTTGTGAGAGATATGTGCTTGAAAAGGAGGATGGAGAACTGGAGCTACGGTTTCTGTATGCCCGGTACATGGATGATGCCTACTGGTGGAGCGATGACAAGAAACTCCTTTGGATGATGTTCAACGTGTACCAGTCTGAATGTGCCAAGAGAAAACTTTCAATCAAACCATCTTACGCAGTAAGACCGTTGTCAGAAGGCTTCGACGCTCTTGGCTATGTTGACTTCGGCACTCATATCCGGCTCCGCAAACGCATCAAGCAAAACTTCGCCAGGAAGATGTCTCGAATCAAAAGCAGGAAACGCCGTCAGGAACTCATTGGCTCATTCAAAGGCATGGCAAAGTATAGCGATAGTCAAAATCTATATAAAATTTTAACAGGACAACACATGGCAAAATTTAATGAAATCAATCTTCCGTCCTACACTCCAGCAGACGGCAAGAAACGGTTCAACTGTGCAGCGATGCAACTCTGCCAGATAGCCAACCGCCCCATTCAAATCCTCTCGGTCGAGACCGATGTTCAGACCAAGTACGGACTGAGACACCTCGCCAAGTTCAGATTCTCCGGGGACACAGCCGAGTACAAGTTCTTCACTGACTGCAAGGAGATGAAGTTTCATCTCGAAAACATGAAAATCATTCTTGAACAGATGGAGGATGACGACACTGTTCAGGATAGATTCATAGAGACAACCATCAAGCAGGTGCCCGGCAGTGGTGCCCTGCGTATCTACGAATTTACTTAATACTCACAAGACAATGGAAAAAAGATATGGCGCATCAGGGCCGCAGAACGGTCTTGAAAAGATAGGCACCAACAGATGGGCAGTGTTTTACGGCTTCGGCAAAGATTCAGATGATGCTGAGACTGGCTACAACTGGTATCAGACCTACAACCATCGCCCGACACTCGATGAAATCAAAGCTGACATAGTTGCTGTCATTAAAGAAGAAAGTGAATATCGCCTCAGATATGGCATCAAGTGGAACGGCTATACAGTGGAGTATTCAGAGACGTTGAAAACCGACCTCATCGGCATCCTGGTCGGTTTGCAGGGCGGTCTTATGTCTTTCCCGCAGAAGATCAATCTCGGCTCCAATGCCGATGGCACTCCGAACACCTACACGTTCAATTCAATAGAGGAACTTGGTAGCCTTGCCGCACTTGTCGGTAGCCATCGGGGAACGTGCAGTGATGAGGAATGGGACGCCATCAATGCCCTCGGCAACATGGAGGAATACATAGAAGCGCAGTAACTATGTTGGCCCTCATCTCTGTCTGCCTCTCCGCACTGGTGCTGTATGCCTATGTCATAGCCTTCGTGTCTTTCCACGGATTGCCGGAGAGCGTCAGCGATAGTTATTATTGCATACAGCACAAGTGGATGTTTTCGCTGGTGGTCGCCATCTGCGGAGCGTTGCTTCTCATCCCCTGGCTCACTCTCAACGATGACTTTCAATGCTTCGCCTTCCTGTCCGTCGCCTCGCTCATGTTCATTGCAGCATCTCCGGCGTTCAAGGAAGGACTGACGAGGAACGTCCACATCGGAGCGTCCGTAGTGATGTTTGCAGGAGCAATCCTCTGGGAGGCGTTCTGTGGCGGTTTATGGTGCCCGCTGGTACTCGGTATCATCCTCGCCCTCTTAATGCGGAGAAACGCTGTCTTTTGGCTTGAAATCGGGTTGTTTACCGAAGTGTATGCTACCCTCATTGTGAAGTTGTTCTGATTTATTCATTCTTAGGTAGGAATGGAGACGTTGCTTTCGGGGCGCGCCTCCATTTTTTTGATGTATTGTGTCTATGATAACAGCCAATGAAAGCACTTAAAATAATGCGCAATGCTCTAAAAATAAATGAGTTATGATTTTCGCATATCAAACTTAATGACTAACTTTACATCGTAAAAATTAAACATAACCCCTCAAAGTCAAAGAAGATGAAATGCAGATGGAACCTTGAAGTCGCCGACACAAAGCAGATAATGGGTGGCTTCCTCGAACTCACTCAGGAGATGACCGAAAAGCAGATGATTGCTTATGTCCGCAAGATAGCCCGTGAGTTTATGACCTATAACAGGGACATAGAGAAGTATGGCATCTGGGTTGAAAAAGACGGAGCCGATGACTACTCATTCCATATCGAAGCACTGCATAACTGGAAAGGCGGCATAGACTTCACAGTTTGGGATACACAGAAGAATGAGTTTATCGTAGATACAGCTCGTGATAGATACGAAAGAGAGAATAAGAAGTATGAGGAAGATATGCGTAAGTTGGAAGAATCCATGCACTCTATGTGATAGAGAAGGCACCGGGAGCCACCCGAACAATCAGGAGAATCCCGGTGCCAGGACTTGAGAGGAGAAGATGTCGTTACATCGACAACATCACATCGCCCAACTGGAGTGCAACGATGGAGAAGTAACCCTCATACTCGCTTTCGCCGGCGGGAGTGTTTGCCCTCTGCCAATGAAAATCGTGCCAGTATTTGAGTATGCCCCATTTCGGATTGTCCGAAAGTTCAGGAGTGACGGCGGTGCCGTCAAAGCACTCATCCATCGTAGGGAGGTCGCTTTCTCCTGTAAGTTCGTTGACGAGGCGATAGGTTGCGAGTGTCGCATAGGCGAGCCAGTCGCAGACCATGATTCTGGTGTCGCAGAGCGCAAGCTCATAGAGCCTGTCAATGATTTTCTCCGCGCAAGCCGACATAATGTCGGGGTCTTTGAATTTTACCATAGTAGTGGTGGTGTTAAGTTGAACATACACGGAGTTGATGGAAGCTCCATATCTCCGATGCAATTACAACCAACTGGAGAAATTATGTCAGGAAAGCCCAATGATGATAGCGGTGCAACATCATCCCAAAACGCCCTCGGAAAAGCGGTAGCAAAATGTCAGCGACCCTTCGCCGGGCACCTCGGAAAAATGCTCAAAAATAGAGCAAGTAACCACGGTAGGTATCCACGACAAGTAACCACGACAGCTAACCACGAGGGAGCATTTGTAATGTGTGCTATTTCAATGGATTACAAAGGCATTTCAAAAGTTGCTAACCACGACAGCTAACCACGGTAAGTAACCACGAGGGCTAACCACGTAAGCCCGAAAATGACCCCTAAAATGCCCCATCTAACCACGGTAAGTAACCACGATAGTCGCGCTGTAATTTCTGTTATATCAACGCCTTACAGCGACCATCAAAATAGACCTAACCACGATGAGTAACCACGACAGCCTAAAAATGACAGGTAGCAAAATGATAGTAACCACGACAAGTAACCACGAGAGAGAATTTGTAAAGTCTGCAATATCAACAAATTACAGAGGTGTCATTTTGTCAGCTAACCACGATGGCTAACCACGGCTCGGGTAAATTTGACCCTCGGGAAATGACCCTTAGTAGTATATTATATATAATAATCTTAGAGATAAATAATATTATACTCTACTGGGGGAGATATGCGCACGCGAGCGCATACGCACGCACGAGAGAGCGACCGGATTTGCGAGCCAGCAAAAAAAATGAAATCAGAAAGAGAAATTTTTGATTTATGGCTTTGTCAATCCAACATAAATGACTAACTTCGCATCGAAAAAATCACTTACCAACAGGTAAGAAATACTATCGCAAATAAAGTTTTATACTAAAGACCGAAAGAAGATGAAGAATCCCCCAAAGACCCCATCCGGGGACAGCCCGGAACCCTCGCCGTCGGAAACAAGCACCGACATCCACGATGGCAGCTCTCGCTAACATCATCCCAATCTGGAAGGCATTGCCTCCCGTCACTTCACAGCCCAACGGCTCAAATGCAAATAAAGAAAACCTAAACGAAAGATGACAGAGAAAACATTCCTCAAAATCATGAACGGCTACATGGTCGTTCTCGCAGTCCTCATGTTTCTGTGCATGACGACGTTCTGCGTTTACCACCTGTTCGCAGGACATTTCAACCTGTTTACCCTCGCTGCCTTCGGCACGATGTGGTATCTTTCATTCAAGTTCGTCCACTGGTCTGTGGCGGACTACAAGAAAGACGCAGCAAACTCCTAAACTCGAAAAGACATGGAAAGTAACAATTCACTGGTTGCGTTTGTAAGCAACACCAACCTCACGAAAGAAGCACAGGGCAATCTCGTGGAAAACCTCGTCGCCCAAGTAACAGACGGCAAAGCTGATGCCGTTACAGCCTTCGTTCAGATCAAGGCTATAGCAGAAGTCTGCGAACAATTCCTGAAGAATCCCGCCGTCGGCACAGCCGTTCAGTCGGCAGTTCTTGTCCGTGGCAAGGATGCTGCCTTCGGCGGCGCAAAGGTCGGTATCTCCAGCACCACACGCTACGACTACGCATCGAGCGGAGACACCCAGTATCTCGACCTCATAAAGCAGAAGGAGAGCATAGCAAGCCAGTTGAAGGCCCGCGAGATGTATCTCAAAGCAATCACTGACGAGCAGACTATCGTTGACCGTGAGACCGGGGCAATCGTTACCATCACGCCTCCCGCAAAGACAGTCTCACAGTCGTTGAGAGTAACCTTCGACAAAGCATAAGAGCTGACAGATGTCAGACTCGTTCTCTGCGTCCCTGCACTCGCCGGAGTAAAATCCGGCGGGTGTTTTCAAAGAACCGACAAACATCATTCCACCGAAATGAAAAAAGAACAGACAAAGAAAATTGTCCGAAAGGAATTTGAAATCAAGCCTCTCTCGGATGGCTTTGCACTTCCAGTAAAAGCTAAGAAAGGCAGTATCGGCTATGATCTCACAGTGCCGCGAGATATTCGCATCCCTGCACACAGCCGAGTAAAAATCCCGATTGATTTCGCCATCAATCTCCCAAATGGCGTAGAAGCCAAGATAGAGCCTCGTAGTGGTTGCTCCCTTCACGGCATGGTAGGCTACGGTGTCAAAAAGAGAAAGATTAAATTGTTCGGCTTCATCCCTGTTTGGAAGAAGTTCTACGGCCGCCAGACCTTCGACGCTGATGTGATGGTTGGCAAGATAGATCCGAACTACACAGATAACGTCCATGTGCTGTTGAAGAACAACGACGTGGAGTTTACCATCAAAGCCGGAACACGCATCGCACAGATGACGTTCTATTACACCACCTCTCCATTCTTCCGCATTGTCGAAGAACTCTCATGTAAGAGCCGTGGTGGAGGTTTCAGCAGTTCCGGTCTATACAAGATAGAGCCTGCCTGTCAGAAGCACACCCCGGTAACAAAAGAAGATGAAGAGGTATTAGCGGAAGCCGACATCACGTCGCCCGAACCGCAAGCCGCCCCATCTGTAAGTAACGAATAACGACTGGTAAGGTCTTTCATTACAACAATAGCATCATCTTTTCGACTTTAGGTTGCGACCCCATTCCATTGAACATTGCTGTTCAGTCGAATGGGGTCGCTTTGTGTGAACCATTCGCCTGTGTATTACTAATTTTGGACCAAAGAACTAAAGACGAACATGAAGATAATGAAAGACAAAGTTTATCATCTCGTCGCTTGCGCCGTCATCTCCTTTGCGATAGCAAGCGTAGTAGCCAACACCTGCGCACTTGTTTTTCCGTCATGTATGGCTGGCTTCCTCGGAGGTATTGCCTGCGGTGCCGGAAAGGAGTACGGGGACAGCAAGGCAAAATGCAACTCCTGGAGTTGGTCTGATATGCTGTATGACGTAATTGGTGCCGCCATCGGTTGCCTCGGCGGTCTGGTCGCACTCTTAATCTAATCAAGAATGGAACAGACCAATTATGCCGCCACCATTTTGAGCATCGTCGGAGTTACGATGCTCGAATTTTACGAGCCACTTCTTCCGTGGCTGTTATTCGCTTTCATGCTCATTCTTTCGGACCTGCGTTTTGGCATTCTCGCATCAAAGAAGCGTGGAGAAGAAATCCGTCATAGCCGTATGTGGAGGAGAACCTTCAACAAGGCGATGGACTATGTATGCTGGGTAACTCTCGCCGGATTATGTAGCCGCTCCATCGGAGTGGTCTTCGGCATACCTGTCGTTTCGATGGGTCTGCTTATCATCATCTATGGCATCGAGATTTCCTCATGCGTTAACAATTACTTCGTTTACAAGGGCATTAAGAAGAAGTTTAATTTCTGGAAGCTCTTGAACCGCCCGGAGGTAGAGAATGCAATCGAAGAAGATGTCGAATCTAAAACTGAATCACATGGAAACTAAGAAATCAAGATTTGTCATTCTCCTTGACAATGGTCATGGCAAGGACACCAAAGGCAAGCGAAGCCCTGTCGAGCCAGGCTACCCGCAGGGTGGTCGTCTGCTCGAATACAAGTATGCTCGTGAGATTGCTGCCGCAGTTCATCGTCAGCTTGTGTCGCTTGGCTATGATGCCCGTCTGCTCGTGCCGGAAACCAACGACGTGTCGCTTGGCGAAAGAGCTCGCAGAGCCAACCTCGTATGTGCAAAGGAAGGCTCCATGAATGTAATCCTCATCTCCATCCACTGCAATGCCGCCGGAAACGGACAATGGCTCAAAGCACGGGGATGGTCCGCATTCACGAGCCGAGGCACCACAAGAGCCGATGCCATTGCCAACTTCCTGTATGCCGAAGCAGAGCGCCAGTTCGTCGGCCACCAAATCAGGAAGGACATGAGCGACGGTGATCCTGACTGGGAAGAAGGCTTCTATATCCTCCGCAAGACTGTCTGCCCGGCGGTCCTTACGGAGAACTTCTTCCAAGACAACAAGGACGATGTGGAGTATCTGCTTTCCGCAGAAGGTCGCTCCGCCATCGTCGCCACTCATGTCAATGGTATCGTTAACTATATCAACGCTCAAAAGTAAGGTGCAATGAAAAAGTTCTTTTACTGGATTTTGGTAGTCTTCCTACTTGTAGCCCTCGCAGTCGAGGACTATGAGCGCAGGCACCCGGAGCCGCCCACCCAGTCCGAGGTAGTCGATTCCATCACTACCACGGAAGTCAAGCCTGACACTGCTCCTGTCCCCAGGGATAGTGTCGTGTTGCGGTATCAGTATGTAGAGATACCGCTGACACATCCTCCCGAGGATGGCGTAGCAACGCCGGACAGCTCTGTCGATAGAGATAGCATAGCGGATGAAATAAAAGTTGAAAAGCTCGGAAATGACAGCGTTTCAATATCCATCCCCATCACGCAGAGCCGTTACGAGACGGAGGATTACAGAGCCTATGTGAGTGGCTACAAAGCAAGATTAGATAGTATCTTTATCACATCAAGGCAAACGGTAGTAAGAATCCGCGACCCCGCCAAAAAGAAAAGATTCTCTATCGGAATACAGACAGGCTACGGAATGACCCCGAAAGGATTTCAGCCATATCTCGGCTTAGGGGTGTCCATCAACCTGTTCGACTTCTGAAAATTGTAAAAAAAGAATGTTTATACATCTTCTTTGAATTTAAGGTTCGACGACGTGTTGCCTGTGAAGGTAGCACGTCATTGTTTTTTGCTCATTCCAACGGCATAAGTTAGTAAAAGTTAAACTTGCGGTTGCTCTGAATTTTTAAGCGTAAAGCACCGAAAATAAATGAGTTATGGTTTTCGCATATCATTATTATTGACTAACTTTACAGTATAAAATAAAACATAACACATCAAAGTCAAAGAAGATGGAAAAGCAAAACACCCTTCAATTCGTGAAAGCAAGACTCGAAAGCTCACTCGACCTTTATGGATGGAAAGAGATAGAAAGCATTCAATGTCAAACATACATCGCCATCCTTAACGAGTGTATGGATGATGAAAGTCGCAAAGAGTTTTACAAGCATCTCGCAGACAAATATAAAAAATCGTAACCCAGTAACGAACAAAGAAGATGGAAAAGAAAGAAATACTCCAAAAGATAGAAGCACTCAAAGAAGCACTCAAAAATGCTGATGACCTCATCTTTGAACTCCACGGGGTTGTGCTTGAAAAAGCATTTGCATCAAGAGAAGCAATGTTTGGATGCCTGGATAAAGGCAAGGACATAGACAAAGATGAGTACAAAAGCCGTTGCCAGGAAAGTTCCTACTATGGAGATATGCTCATCTAACTGGAGAACGCTGCACATCAGCTCTCGAAAGGAGTGATTGAGAACATCGAGAAGATAAAATAAAGTTTAACCACATAAAAGTCAAAGAAGATGAACAAGTTTAATGCACCCTCGTATCAGAGAAAAGTCACCAACCACAAGAACCGCCGTAACGCAGTCATAGCTGCCCTCACATCCTACATTAAGGATGTCGTCAAGGAGAACGGCACCATCACGTTCCCGGAACCGAAGAAGTTCCGCATGAGCCACGACGAAGTAGTGGCGCTCCACTGGGGAAAGTGCCCGAAGCCCTATCTGCCCGACGAGTTCTATGACGAAGGAGTTGTCCTCGAACTCTCCATCCCGAAAATCTCGCGTGGCTTCCTGCCGCCCGCCGTACCTCTCTCATCAACCAAGATGTCGGAACTGATTGATGTAGCAGTAGCCATCGAAGAACTGACTCATTCCCCGGCACCTCTCGACGACCTCGCCAAAGAAGTCGAAACCCTCGGAGCAATCTATCAGAAGGAATCGTCGGAGATGATAGCATGGATTACCGAAGCAACCGTAGAGATGAAGGAGATTCGTTTCTCGGAGCCTCTGTCAATCCCTGCACTCTTTTCAGATGCTCCCATCATTTCGGTGAAGTATGCACTTGCCAAAGCAACCGCCGGGAGCAAGGAGAAGGTAGAGCAGGTGTGCCTGATGGTAGAATCCGAGAACAAGCTCATCGGGAAGTTTGAGAAGAAGGTTCCCCTGGCAATCTGCCGGAAGAACCTCGTCGCCCTCCTGCAACTCGCAAAGGAGATGGATAAGGTAGTATCAGTTGAACCAGTAGAAAAGTAAGCACTATGGCAAAGAAAGAACAATGCAAGGAATGTAAGTTCTGTTCGATGATGTCGCACGATCTTGGAATTGGTAGGCTCCATGTATTCTGCGAATATCAGGAAAGGTCGCTCACGCCCGATGGAAGCGAGTGTGATTACTTCGAGCAGAAGGAGTATGAAGATTCCTGTTGGAACGCAGATGGCTCATTCAAGACGGAATGTTACTGGAAGCTCCGACAGCAGGTAACAATCGGCTCATGCTTCATGTCAAGCTATGAGAACACCTACGGTTTAGATACCCACAAGGTGAGTGATTTCTTTGAAGCCTATGAGTTATTCATAGATGCGAGAATACTCGACAACCACGGAGATAAAGAATGGGACCGGAACTATGACCCGCTGTTCGAGAAGTACGACACAGAAGCCACACTGTTGGAGTTCTTGAACAATGACCCGGACCGCAGACTGACAAGAGAGATGCTGCGCGGTTATACATCATAGCCCGGAATTGATAATGTCGTCAACCGTTTCTCCTTGAGCTATGCAAGGTCGAGCCTTACCAATCTATCAATTATGTTAATAAGTCGTAACCTCAACAGGTAAAATATATTATCATAGTATTGTATGAATGATAAGTATTTGCTAACTTTGTAGCATCAATTAGAATCACGATGACACAGCAACGGAAAAGAATACTTGTAATCGCTCCCCATGCCGATGACGAAGTTCTCGGCTGTGGCGGTTACCTCCTTCATCAGAAACAGGAGGGCGCTGACATTACCATCGTAGTCGGCACCATCGGCGGCATAGCACCCAATCAGGACAAGGAGACAAGGCTTGCCGAGTTCAACGCAGTATGTGATAGCCTCGGCGCACAGCGCACGGTATTGTTTTTCGGCAAGGATGCTCTGATGGATACGATACCATCCTACGACATCATCTCGCAGCTCGACAAAATCGTAGATGCGTTTAGACCCGATGAAATCTTCATCAACTACCGCTCGCACCATCAGGATCACATGAAGATGTATGATTGCGCTCTCGCTTCATGCCGGGGTCGGGAAGGCTATTCTCCCAAGACCGTAGTGCTGTATGAGTACCCCTTCATCATAAGCAAGATGGAGAGTGTCGGCGGCGGCAATATGTTCCATGACATCACTGACTGCATTGATGAAAAGGTCGGCTGTTCACGCTGTATGGCTCACAGGTGCGCAAGGCTCCCTCTCCGCTCAATGAGGACGGCATTCGTCAGCTCGCAAAGTTGAGAGGTATGGAATGTGGCACTGAGTATGCCGAGAAGTTCTACATCCAAAAGATGGTGAGATGAAGGCGAAGAAATACATAGTATTCGAGGCTGGCAGCAGAGCCGGGTTGTCGGCAGAGATATTCTTCCGTGCTTGGCAAAAGCAGAATGGATGGGATGATGGTCGGGGAGATGTATTGTATCTCGCAGACTCAGATCCAGTGTATCGCTGTGTCCCCACCCAAAGCGAGAATATTGTCCGCATCTCCGAACAAGATGCCGTGAACCTCCTTCAGTGCGACAAAGATATAGTTGTCTTTCCTGGCGATGAACTGACCCGCCAGTTGAACACAGCCGTCAGGAACGCTGTTCAGGACGATGACTATGCAAGAATCTCTACATTGTGGTACGACAAGGCTCATGTGAACAATGTCCTCGCAGAGTTGGTCAGTCTTGACAAATGCCAAATCCGCATCCCCCTCACTTTCGGTCTGACGGACGCCTTCATAAAGCCGAACAAAGCCTCCGCAGGCTCCAAAGGACTGGAACTGAAAGGAGATGTTTGTGTGTCGCAGGTCATTGACATTCGCAGGGAGTTTGTTGCCGATGTTCTATATGATGGAAACTATGTCAATGTATTCCCCCGCGAAGTCAAGCTCCGTTCCGGCTACGACAAGATGATTAGGATGCTGCCTCCATCCTCTCGCATATCAAGAGAAATCAGAAAGTTTGTCAAATGTGTGTCCTCTCAGGTTGAGCTGTTTGCTCCCGGTATCTTTCATATTCAACTCGCCGAAGACACCAACGGGGATTTGTTCTACATCGAAGCCTCGCGCCGCATCTCCGGCACATCCATTGTGAACCTCGCCAACGGCTTCAATCCGTTCTGCTTTATGAACAGAGTTAAGACCGATGTCATTGTTACTCGGTTTGAAGATGGCAAGTGGTTCAGATATGAAGATTTTGTCCTTGACATTGAAAATGAAATACGCTGCATAGTATGAACGAAGAAAGCAACGCCCCCATCGTAGAAGGCTGCGAAAAGCCTGAACGCAGAATCGAAGTGTGCGACCTTCCCATTTCTGAGTTGAAAGTCATCATGGAGAATCCTCGTACCATCTCCGCAAAGAAGAAGCAGGAATTACAGGAAAGCCTCGATATGCTTGGGGATTTCGGTATCATCGTCATAGACGAGAACAACGACATCATCTCCGGGCATCAGCGCGTAGAGGCATTGAAGGTGCTTCGCGGGGAAGATGAGATAGTCCACTGCAAGCGTCTTATCGGCTATTCAGAGCCGGAGAAGAAGGCAATCTCCATCAAGGCTAACACTCATTCCGGCGATTGGGATTTGAGCAAGCTCGCCGACTTCACGGCGAATCTCGAAATCAATCTCGGACTTGACATCCCGACGGCTCTCGACCCTCACAACGACACGAAGATTAAGGACATGGAGTTGATTCACTATGAGAAGTATGATTATGTCCTCATAGCCTGTCGCAACGAGCTTGACTACCAGAATCTCATCCGTACCCTCGGCATAGAAGGCAAGAAAGTTGTGGTCTGCAAGACCAAAAGCGGAGAGAGGAAGATTAAGGCTCGTGCTGTATGGTACGACCAAATGAAGTGTAAGATTCAAGACGGCGACGATGTTGCCTCCATCTAACCTATGGAACAGGAAGTAACCCTCGGAATATATGTGATGTCGTATCAGCGTGCCGACAAGATAAAGACCTGGCACGTTCTGAACGACTGCACCTATGTAGTCAGAGCCTCTGAGGAACAGGAGTACCGCAGAGCCGGAGTTGACAAGCTACTCGTCATTCCCGAAGGTGGTACGCTGAAATGCGGCGATGAAGTCTGCTCATTTATGACCACATTTTGGTGGATCATTGAGAATACCCCGGAGGATGTTATCTGCATCCTCGACGATGATATATCAACCTTCAAGTATAGGCTCAATGATGCTGTTGACATCATCAAAGACCTCAAAAATGGTAAGGACATCATCGAAGATGAGATTGTCCGCATAGCACAGCTTGTGGTTGACCTCGGTCTCGGTATCGGGTGCGACCAGGCAGACGAGCGTCTGTATAACTACACGCAGGAGTTTCAGGTCAAAGGAATGGCTGGGGCAATGCGTATCATCAACAAGCCGTGCCTGAAAGCCAAGTACAACCGTCAGGACCCGGCGACTTCTGATATTGATATGCTGTACCAGGAGTTGCTTGCCAACCGCATCATCTTACAGCCCCGATATTTCCATGCCTCAACCCCAACGGTAGGCACCAACAAAGGAGGCATCGGCAAAGATTCCGTGATGATACGAAATTTCGTCCTCGCAATGAAGAATAAATGGGGACGCTACTACGACTACAATTTCAAGAAAGGACAGGCGAAAATCAACATCAACAGATGATGTAAAGGCATAAGTTATTATTAGTTAATGGTCTGAAAATAAATGTTTTATGGCTTTCGCATCCCATAACTAATGATTAACTTTACAGAGTAAAACATAAAAGAAATGTCATACCTCCCTTTCACGAAAAATGGACACAATATGTTTGAGGTGTCCTCGCTAATTCAGAAAGCCATAAGGCGAAAAGATATGGAGTATGCCTGTTACGCCGCACGAGAGATGATGTTTAAGTATCGCTCGTATCTGTGGAAACGGATGATAGTCGTAACGGCAGAGGATTGTTTCGACCTTGTAACAAGGCCCATCTTCATCCTCCGGCAAAGAGATGAAGAATGTGGCAACATCAACGAGACGAAGCACATCTCACAGGCGGTCAATCTGCTTGTGAACACAAGGAAGAACAGAGATGCAGACTTCTTCGCTTGCAATCTGCTCAACTCCAAGAATAAGTGGAATGTCTGCCCGGACGGGGATGGCTACCTTGTTACCCGCCACGGACATGACCTAAAGACGATGGCGACCCTGCTAAAGAAAACCATTCTCAACGCAGAAGATGAGTTGTGTGGCTACATCGGGAATGAAATCCGCAACTGGTACCTCGGTTTGTTCTGGAGCATTGTCAGAGACGCTGCCCGCGAGTTAGGCTACCCGTCAGTAATGCGTGAGATTGATGTTCTATGGACCATCGACATGAGTAAGCCAGTCAAAGACACAACCTTCATCTATGCCGCCAAAGCTCTGACGATACTGATGAGAGTAGCCAAAGAAGGCAATGCCGACTTCTATCAGATGTTCGACGTTCACCAGTATGTAGATGTTTCGGTGTTCGACAACTTCCGCAACATCCCTGAGTACACCTTCGACTGCCACACCATCAAAGGCAAGCAGAGAGGACTGACAGATGCCGATTTTATTGTATCGGAGCAGGCGGCCCTCAATCCACTTCAAAGAGGATGGTATGATGAACGGGACTGGGGGAGAGACCAGGAGTGCGTGAAGAATGGCTACGGCAATGACTTCTCCACTCCCAAAATCCCGAAGGATGTCCTTGATAGTGTTAACCGGGGAGTGTTCCCCACGTCGCTGTTTGATCTATGAGCCGACTGTATCACCGCATGACGGTAGAAGAATTGCCGACCCCCATCTACATTACCGATGTAGATGCTTTCTCGCAGAATATCATCACCTTTCGGGATGAATTGCGCAAGGAGTATGGTAACGTCCGAATTGGTTACAGCCTAAAGACCAATTACCATGTGCCGTTCTTAAAAGAAGTTCTACGCCTCGGAGAGATGGCAGAGGTCGTTTCTCCTATGGAGCGCAACAAGGCTATGGCTTATGGTTTCTCTGAAAGCGACATCATTTATAACGGAGTAATCCCCGATGCCTACACAAAGTTGCAGACCGCAGAGCGTGGTGGAATAGCCAATTTCGACAATGTTGATGAACTGAAAGAGGCAGTACCAATGACCGATGGTCATTTCCTCCCTGTCGATGTAGGCGTCCGGCTCAACTTCGATATGCACACCGGAGTAGTTAGTCGCTTCGGTGTTGATGTTGAGAACAATGATGAAATGTCGTGGTTGCTTGATCAGAAGGCTCATCCTTATCTCCGCATCAAGAAGTTGCACTGTCATTATTCGGGCGCCAGGGAATTGTATCAGTTCAAACGTAGGGTCTCTAAAATGGCTCACTTCGCCCGAATGTTCGGGGCAGATACCATAGACATCGGAGGCAATATGTTCGGTGTCATGTCGCCCGAATTTGATATGCAGTACAAGTGTGTCGTTCCATCACTATCGGAATATGCTCATGCCATAGGTTCGGAGATGAAGCAGCAGTTTCCCGATGAAAGTGTTCGCCTGATTGTAGAAGGAGGCACCCCCTTTGTAACCAACGCAATGCACTTGCTCACGAAGATAACGAATGTCAAGACCATTCGGGGAAAACAGTATGTTACGGTGGACTGCCGAAACGAAGATGTTGGCTGGACTTGCCGCTACAAGGAACCAGTCGTTCAAAGTCTATGCACCGGCGAAGACTCACTCTCAACCATCTTCGGGAGTGAGTGTACCGAAACCGACATCATAAGACGCAGTTATTTCGGTCCTGTCGTCCGTGGAGGACTCCTTCTCGTCAGGGACATCGGGGCATATTCGTCCAACCTTGTGAACAACTTCATAAAGTTTGGCTGTGTCCTGTTCGTTGACAAGAGTTTGCTCATCAATTCGGAGGTCATTGAAGCACATTGATTCTCCAGATATATCGCAGAGCTCCATCGACCCATTTAGTCGAAGGCGTCAAAGCCCGCAAATCCGCTTATATGGATGTTCCTCGCACTTGTCCGCGATAGCTCATCCCCATAAGCGGACTTGTTTTCTCCATGTATCTTATTAGTTAAAAATAGTTTATGCCAGTTCTTGCAGAGAAATTTTTATGAGTCTATGTTTTGTAATTCAAAATAATATTCGTAACTTTACAACGCAATTAAGGAACAACCCTATATGAATATCGTAGCAAAGAAGACGCTGGTAGCTTACTACACCACACATCCCCAAGCGAAGGACGCTCTGGAAGAATGGTACACGAAAACCCGGAAAAGCCACTGGACGAACTTCGCTGACATCCGTGCCACATTCAACTCGGTTGATAGCGTCGGCAATCAGCACTACGTTTTCAATATTAAGGGCAATGATTTCCGCTTGATTGTCGTAGTCCAATTTAGACACCAATATGTCTTTATTAGGTTCGTCGGCACACACGCAGAATATGATAAACTAAAAGACGCCTCACAGGTTTAATAAGTACAGATATGAACGATATGGAGACCATAAAGACTACAATCGAGAACGAAGCTCAGTATGACTGGGCGATGAAGCGTATCGACGAGTTGCTTCCTCATGTTCACGATGACACGCCGGACGATGACCCGAACAGCATTGAGCTGTATCTTCTGTCAAGGCTTGTTGAGGAGTATGAGGACGTGCATTATCCCATCGGGAAGCCGACGCTGATAAGCGTACTGAAATTGAGAATGTATGAGATGGGACTGTCGCAGGCTGCTCTTGCCAAAAAGATAGGTGTAAGCCCGTCTCGCATCAGCGACTTCATATCCGGCAAAGCAGAGCCGACTATTCAGGTCGGTCGCAGGATCTCCACGGAGTTGAACATCGACCCGGCTATCGTTCTCGGCGTATGAGCCGAATGTAAAGCACACCCAAGTGAGCGAGGGTTAATCGCTCCATCTTCTTTGACCCGCTCCCGGCAATCCTGTCGGGAGCTTTTGTTTTCCGTGTATTGTCTATATGATTGGCGAGCCAAACGCCCGTAATTTTGGGTCATGCCAGGAGGTCCTTACCATCCCTTCACGTCAAGCTCGTAAGAAGCCGCAATTTTGGTGCTGTCAGGATAGGTTTTGTAAGCAAAAGTTAAATAATGATTTTGCCGAAAAATAAAGCATAAAGCATTGAAAATAAATGTTTTAAGGCTTTCGTATATCAATTTTATTGGCTAACTTTACAGTAGAAAATTAAAAATAACCCCTCTAAAGTCAAAGAAGATGGAAAAGAAAGTAACAGCAGCCAAGATAAAGAACCAAATCTATAAGGTCGTATCGCCGATGACCTCTCATCTCTATAAGGATGAAGACTGGTCGGGTGTCGCCTCAATCCTCGCCGCTATCCGCAAGATCCTTGCCAACCTGTCTGGAAGTCTCGAGCTCCGTGTCAGAGTTGAAGATGGTGGCTACCGGGAGAATGACGGCGCTCACTGGAAGGAGTATCTGCTTTCGATAGTCGATGAGACCACAGAGAAGCAGATGGTAGCCGGACACCTCAATGCTCATGGTGCCGGAACCATAGAAGACCCGTTTGACCGCTACGATATGACGGTAGTTCTTTATTAAGTTTCACTCTAAAAGTTTCGACAATGAGAAAAGTAGATGAGTATAGCAAGCAAGCCGATGCCAACAGCCGAAAGTCGGCACATGATTTTCAGGTTGGCGATTTCATCAATACCGCAACCGCTTGTGGTAAAGATGTCAACTTCTATGACTTCATAGATGCCAGAGAGTTCTGGCACATGGGGAGCATCGCCCGCCTGTGCAAGATAGTCGATATTGTAGATGTCCCCGAAGATGAGGACTTCCTCACTAACTGGATGGTAAAGCCAGCACCATCACACTCCGGCGGTAGCCAGTCAGACGATGTAGATGAAGGTAAGGCAATGTATTCCTTGACGAAGGAAGACTGTGAGACCTTCTTCGACCTCATCACGGTATTTCGCAAGCCATCCGGCAAATGGATAGGCGTAGATTGCCAGGGATATGACTACTGGCGATATGTTCACATGCCTGTCAACTATGGAGTATTGTTCTCCGAAGAAAGAGAAGCCGTCCTCGCAGAAATGGCTCGCATCAAAGCCGAGAAGAAGGCAGAGAGGATGCAAGAGCTTGCCTCTCATCTAAAGGCGTTGGAGGACCGAGAGAACGAGTTGAAGATAAAGTATCAAGGTCTGGTATTGAATCCCACGAATGGCAGTCAGATGTCGAGCAATGTCCGAAAGTTCCTCGCCATCGAATTCCCAGGAGAAAAGTTCAAGGTAAGTGCCAGAAAGTCTTACTGGGGAGATGAGTATGACGTTGAGGTAACGCTATTCGGTTGCAGCACAGAGAAGGTCAATGAAATCGCCAACAGATGCCGAATATGGTCCGACACTATGCCTGTCGGCAGAGAGTACGATGATGGAGATGGCGCTGGCAAGTATGAGCCGAGAAGATGCCCGATGGCGATTTTCGGCAATGTTCGGAGCTACATCTCACTCCAGTTCAAAGCAGAGTAATCATGGCAGAGACGAAGACGCAGAAGGCTGTCTGTCTCCTTAGAGCCGGAGATCTGAAAGGTGCACTGAAGATATTCCGCACCTTTCGGGTCGGTTTCAGTTCAGACGAGAAGCGAACCATCGGGATTGCTTGTGAGTGCTTGTGTGGCAATGATGGCTTCTACTCATCCCTCGGCGTTGACTGCTGTAAGATTGTGGATGAAGCCGTAGCCATAGTGCGCTCGAAGTATCTTTGAGGAAGTATAAGTTAGCAAAAGTTAAACTTGCAATTGCTCAGAAATTTTAAGCGTAATGCACTTAAAATAAATGAGTTATGATTTTCGCATATCATATATAATGGCTAACTTTACATCGTAAAAATAAAACATAACCCCTTAAAGATTAAGAAGATGATGACATTCATTGTAGCAGATAGAACAGCCCAAAGCAAAGGTACATTCAAAGGTTGTTACATCTATTCATTCAAGAAAGATGGTAGCCGTTATAAGACAGCCACCTGGCACGAAGCCTATGGCTCCAAAAATGCAGAAGAAGTTCTCGCTCGCCTTCAAAAGCTGAATCCCGGTAAAAAGTTTGAGCTTGCTTAAAGTTCGATAACCCTCAAAGTCAAAGAAGATGAAGCCCATCACAGAAGAAGAAATACTCAAAAGCAATCGCTTTGTTAAGTGGCGCAAGCAGAAAGCGGCTAATCCCAATGCTGCCGAGAAGTATGTTACCAAAGCTGTCCGCTACATTCCAACCAGGGAGGAAGCAATGAAGATGAACCTCCGCACTCTCGGACTGTTTGTCGCAGTTGAATCACTCTCAATGCGCACGGCTAAAGATGCAGTCAGGAACGCAGAATATTGGATGGCTCGTGGAAGAAAGGAGATAATCGACGCCTTCTTCCCGGCTCCGAGAAAGTTTGACTTAAATGACCTGTTCTGATATGAGAAAAGTTGAATTGAACTTACCGACAGGAGTATCGGGAGACTGGGAACTAAAGAAGTTTACCATCACACCCGAAGGAGAGAAAATGCACAACCTCGGCGAGATGATCAACGGCAGAAACAGGTTCATAGAAGCAGGCGAGTATTATGGATTGTATTGCGATGGAAAGATTATAATGAGCAACACGCCCGCCGAAGTGAACGACCATTACAAGTTCATCCAAAAAGCACAAGGAAAAGTTCTGATTGGTGGTTTAGGTCTTGGAATGGTGTTGAAATGCCTGCTTGATAAGAATGATGTTACGAAGGTAGTTGTCGTTGAGCAATCGCCGGACGTGATAAAGTTGGTAGCCTCATCCTACACGAATGACCCTCGTGTTGAAATAGTCAACGAAAGCATCTTTGAATACAATCCGAATGAGTATTTTGATTGTGCATGGTTTGATATTTGGGATGACATAAGTGGTGACGAATATCCGGAAATGAAAAAGTTGCACCGACGTTTCGGAAGGTACGTCGGGTGGTCAGATTCATGGTGCAGAAATCAATCAAGAAGAATGTATTATGGTAGTTAAGCAATCTGAAATATCAGCCATTAAGATGAGCGTTAACCCGCCGCAGTGTGTGGTAGATGCAGACTTCTGTGTAATCGCTCATGGAGAAGTAATGAAATATGTCGGGATAGGCTGGGTGCCGTTGAGAACCGCGACGCAAAGAGATTACGACACCATCCCTCATATCATAGAGCCTCACTGCTCGCATTGTTGCCACTATGAGGTATTGCCTAATGAGACGATGTATTGCAGTAAGCTCCAAAGACGTATAACGGCTCGTAAAAAGCCATGTAAAAGTTATAGAGAAAGATGAAGAAACTCATAGCCAAAAGAGGCGATCACGCCGGAGGATGGTACCTCACAGATGAAAGCAACCGTCGTTGTGTCAATCTCCATCACTCGGACTGGTGCCTATTCGACGAAGAAGGAAACCTCGCCATTGACAAAGATGGTCGTCCTTATTGCTGGACCACCAAATCGGTTGCTCAATGGAACGCCGAGAACAACACCGATTGGGTAGCCGGATATGCAAAGCCAATCGAATGTCCGATTAAGTTTTCAGGTCTCGCAGTGTAAACTGCTTATATGCAAATAAAGTTTATGGAAAGAAAAGTCACAAATCCGTTCATAGTCTATTGGAACCACAAGCGCCTGAAGTTGTCGGACGGCTCCCATCAAAAGGAGTTCTACGACCATGACGAAGCCATCGCCTTCCTGGAAGCCGAGATGAACAAAGTAGAGTATGAGAAATCCACGCCGGAGACGAAAGCCGAGTATCGCAAGAAGTATGGCACGGAGCCTACTCAGGGACAGCTCCAATGCACCCGGGCAGAGAGGGGCGTTATCCTCCTGTATGGTGTCAGTGACTTCTACATCATACCCTGCAACCGACACAAAGAGATAGGCTTAGAGAGTAAAAGTTAAACTATGTTTAATGCCGATTTTTAAGTCTTTTGAAAGAAAAATAAAAGACGTAAGATTTTCGCAATCAATAACTTATGGTTATCTTTACAGTGTAATTAAAATAACAACCTATAAAAGTCAAAGAAGATGGAAAAGAAAGAAATGAAACTCTCAGCCCTCATTGAAATAATGCGTGGCATCGCCGCAGAAGGCAATCGGTTCGTAGTTGGTGACTCATTCCACGATGTAGTAAGAATCTCCCGTGAAGCTGAGGAAATCGAAGACGCAGACATCGAAGATGAGTACAAGGAAGGTGAATGGTTCTGGTGCCTCCGCAAGAACGGCACTGCTCTCGGTTCCTTCAAAAGCTCAGTTGACGAGTTCGCCGCTGAATACCCGAAGGAAGCTGTCGCCGCCTACAAGATACAGTACAAGAACCGCCGCTTCTCCATCGCTCGCGTGAAGGAGTTCGGCAATGAGTTCTTCGACTAAGACGCACCGGGGAGGGGGCAAGCCCCTCCCATCATATCAATGCAAATAAAGTTCAAGAAGATGGAAAACGAAACAAGAAAATTCAGCACACTCCAGGAGTTGCTTGATGCACTCTACCACGATACGGTCTCGGCAGAAATAATTTCGGAGAAGCGAGCCTGCTTCAAAGAAGGAGCCTCGTATGAGTGCTGTAACTTTGAGATTCCCGAATCCTCGGAGCAGCATTTCTGGAAGGAGATAGCAAAGGTAATATGGAGCAAGCCGACCGAAGCCAACATCAACGACCTCAAATCATCCAAAGGCTGGTGGCTCCGTCGCCTCACATGGAACGGCGAGCGCTTCGAGTATGTCGCAGGTCAGGACTACCCCTATGAGATAAGACAGATTCGCAAATTCGTAAATGCACAGGGCAGATTATGATACAGAAAAGATACCAAGACCAGTACGACTACATCCTAAGTCGTATCAGTTCAGAAGATGAAGTCCTCACTACTCCCGAAGAAAAGCTCCGTCATTTCGTCAATAAGTTCCACCGTGAATATGACAACGAGGAACGCCGGAAAATGTGGCCCAATCGTCAGGAACGCATAGCCCAGTACCTTCAAGGACTGCCAAGTTGTTGTTCCGTAGCCTACGGCACATGGCACATCGGCAACATCGGGGAAGAATGGGGCATCGTAAAGACTGAGAAGCAGAAAGACCGTTTCGTTAAGAACTGGTGGAATATGTTAGCCTTCCGCATCATTCAGCTCTGTGAGCATTATGGAATCGAGTTCCCTGCCAAAGCATACAGTAAGTGATATGGAGAAGGTAGTCGAAAAAATCCCCGGTTGGGCTCTGTGTTACATCGTGAATGGCGATCGAGACAGCATCACAGATGAAGAAATTCAGATGGTAGATGACTTTTACGAAAGCTATCGCAAAGGAGGTATGGAGATACAAGGTATCTACCCGGTCCACGATGATGACGAGAACTTTGAAGCATACTTTTCCCATTGCCCTGCCTTTGGTCTCCCTTGCGATGTAGTTGACTGCGACGTAGTGTATATCATCTCTAATGACACAAAAGCATGAGAATAGAAGCAAGACCCTGGGGCAAGCGTATCTGGATTAAGAACGCAGTAGATGAAAGTTCCTATGAAATCCGCAATGTCCGACCTCTCAACGAATGGCACGCCCGGCTCCATCCCTGTATTGATGAGCTTGAAGCCAGAGAGAAAAAGTTGGAACGTCGGCTACTCATCCTCTTGCATCAGTTGGAGAGATGTATCGAAAATGCCTATGCCGAACCATGTGGTTTTTTTGTCGAAAGATGGGAGAAGCATAACCGCCTGTCGTTTAATGAATGGTTCCACGACCAAATCCGGGGACTGATTGAACAGATAGACGGCATTTCGGAAGAATATTGTATTCACGCAACAGAAGATGGCTATGGATGGAGTTACTGAATATGACGGAAGGTCGGCTACCTTGAATGAGCCACACCTCGGATATGTCAACATTGTCCTCGTTAAGTATTGGCCAACCATGTATAAGTGGGAAGTCGAAATCTGCGGGTCAGGAGCGAGAATATTCGTATATGATGATGAATTTACGCTTGATTAAGCAGAAATCAACATCTTGACCCAATTTTAACATTCAAGATTGTGCATAAATGATAATAAATGATTACCTTTGTGGTATTAAAAGCAAATAAAGAATATAACCATTAAAGTAGAAAGAAGATGAAAATCGACTTTACCTCGGAGCAGTTAGTTGCGTTCTACCGCAGCACCTCCGCAGACGGCAGAAAAGCTGTTAAAGAAGCCCTCGGCGAACAGTTCTCGGAAATCCTACCCGCTTCCGAGAGAGTGAAAACCTTCGAAGATGCAGTCAAGGAACTTGGCGAAGACCATCCTCTCGTAGAAGCCGCAAATTCGGCAGCATGGCGCTTTCCCGAAGCAGCCAACAAAGACCTCGTTGCTTACATGAAGATCCGTGTCGTAGTAGCCGCCCTCAATGACGGTTGGGAGCCACAGTTTGTTCCCGGAGAGCTTCGCTGGTATCCCTGGTACGAACTCATCTCTAAGGATGAATACGATGCCATGTCCGATAATGAGAAGCAGGAGCGCCGTTGTGTTGGTCGCTCGAGTCACAATGCGTATGCGTATGGCGGTCTCGTTTACTCGGGTGCGAGTTACGCCTCGTCGCACTCGTCCGCGGCCCTCGGCTCTCGGCTCGCCTTCAAAAGCGAAGAACTTGCAGAATATGCCGGAAAACAGTTCGCAGAACTGTTTGCGGATTTCTGCTTCATCCCCAAGTCTGATGAGAAAGAGTAATCGAGCATGAAGAAAATCTCTCAAAAAGAGTTCTTTCGTCGCCTGATAAACGGGAAGTCAGCCAAGCTTGGCGCTCCCGTTTATCCCGGCACGATAGAAGTTACCGACAAACTTTCCGAAGACATTTTCAGCAAAGCTGATGAGAAGGTCTTCCGGTCGGTCACTCATACCCAAAGCAATGCTTTGATGTTTGAGAATAAGTCTTGGTTCTTTTACGCAAAGCCGAAGAACTGCGACAGCAGAAATGCTTACCTCCACATCATAAATGGAGTTGAAGTTCTCTTGCTTGTGGACCACCGCCCGGCATATACCAATCAGTTCGGCACTCCCATATCGGAGAAGACGACGATTTTGGCATACGAAATCCATTCCTAAGATGTATTCGATTTTTCAGCAGCATACCGAACCTGTTCCAATGTCAGAGGAGATGTTTGAGAATTTCAAGAAACATCTCCCTCCGACAGAAAGGAAGAAGTTTGAGAAACGGCATCAGCAGTTGAAAAAGTTGGAGGCTCAGAGAGAACAGCAGAAGGAGCAGAAGCTCTCCGAGGTTCTTGACTCTGAAACATTGATGCGGTTCGCATACGTTCCGTTTGTTGTCGCTCAACTCGCCTGGGACTATGCCGACACCATAGTTGATGTCGCCTCAATGCTCAAACTTCATCCCACGAAGAAGCTATGCCGGGCTGTTCGGGAACTGAAACGTCAGTATGACAGGGTGAGAGATGAGTTTACGAATTATGCTCATAGAGACTCTGAAATAGAGAATATGTATGTGTTTGAGGATGGAGTGTCGGACTTGTTCTCCCTCTATCTGAAAAACATCGAGTTTGACCTAAAGTCGGAGTACCCTGACCTCGGAGAAGATTACAGAAACTATCTGTTGGCTATCTACCAGTGCCACATTGTCCTCCAGTGCATCTACCGCTATGCTGAAATGCAGAAGGTCAAGATTGAAAAGATTGTAGGACACCAGATAGGAGATGTGCTTCCGAAAGAGCTTCGCCGGCTCGACATCCTCGTAATGGCATTTGTCGGCGACAAGCCCATCAGCGCAAAGTTCGATGCACAGCAAAAGACATACGCCCAATGCCTCGCCAATAGGATGACCCTCATAGAACTCAACGACAAAGATAAACCCGAAGATGCAGAACAGTAGCAGCAATCAGTACGACCTAAAGAACTTGGCGAAAATGCGAGGTCTGCCAATCATTCCTATCGCAGTAAGTCTTGACGGTTATGACCTAAACGCCCACAGTAGCACGCGAAAATAGGCTCGGCTACACACTGCACCCTCACTCCCATAAATGCAAATAAAGAAAACCTAAAGAAGAAAATGAATAAAGAAGCAACCATCATCTACCCTGACGGTAGAGAAGAAAAAGTCAGTCCCGCCAACGGCAATGACTTCTCACTGGAAGAAGTTCAGAAGATTGTCGGCGGTTACATCGAAGTTGTCGGATTGTCTGACGGCAACATCCTCGTCTTGAATGAGGAAGGCAAGCTGTATGGTTTAGCCGAGAACCCCAAAGCCACCGCAATCGCCCATGAGCATAATGCTCTGTTTCCCCATGATTATATGGTCGGCAATGTCCTTATGTGTTCATCCGATATGCTTAAGTAATCATGGCTAATAAGAAACTCCCCATCCTCGTGCTAAAATGCAAGGATTGTGGCAAGCCGTTCATGGCTCACGCTCTTGCCTATCCAATGACCGAAGACATTGCCAACCTTGTTGCCGAGGCTGTTCAGAACGGCGACGAGCCAGTAATATGCACGGAGACCACCTTCGGTTGCACTTGTGATAAATCATATCTCAGTACCGACGATGAGTAAGAAAAGAACATTTGAAGAAAGAGGCTGGAATGACAGCCTCGACCTCCCTTGCTACCTTCGCCGTGGACTCAGTGGAATGTATGTGTTCCACAAGTTCCCCGGCGAAGAAAAAGCCACACCGACCTGTCTGGAGGATTGCTCCGACGGCACTATTCGGGGATGGCTCATGAAGGAAGGCGACGTAGAGATGGCAAAGAGATGTCTTGAACATCTGACTGAGTGCTTCGACCATGTGCTTGAAATGCTCCACGAAGATGAAGTTAAGATGGTCAACAATGTCATAGACGAGCGTGGCGACAAGCCTATACTGGAGAAAGAACCAGTGCTGTTTGAGGTTGTCGATGCCGTCATGTGGTACTGCCACACCATCACCCTCACCGCCGATATTTTCGGTGTATGCTCCCCGGGCACGGAGGCTCAAATCGCCTACAATGAAAGATTAGAACGTAGAAAATCGCATAAGTAATGAGTAGAGAAGTCTATACCCTCAATCCCTACAAGCAAGTGCTTTTGAGAGAAGACGAATATCTCGCACTTGCCGAAAAAGCCAATGCCAACGAAGAACAGATCAAGCAGTTGGCAAAGGAACTGTACGAACAGAAAGGCACTGCGGTGCTCAGTGTATATCTCAATCTCCAGGAAGGTGGTTGTGGCCGAGAGTATGAGAAAATCAGCATTAGTAATCCGATGCTGTCGCAGACTACCGAACTTGGCTCAATCCCAAAGGAAAGTATTGAACAGATAAACTGTGCCGTCCGTGAAATGCTCGTTGATTTCTACAATGAGTATCAGCGTCCGGTCGATGAAGTCCGCAAAGAGTATCAGAAGAAGACACGCTGGGCGAAGTTCCAGTTGAATATGTTCGGTGTCGTCATTTTCTTTGGTACACTCTGTGGACTGCTTATGTCAATCGTATTTCGACTGCTAAAGTAAAATCCTTGCGCTATGCAAGGACGAGTTTAATAATCCCCCTTAATATCGTAAATATGAAGAAATTCATTGGAACCAAACAGGTGTCGGCAGAGCCGATGACCTACAGAGAGGCCCATGCTAAAGGTCTCATCCGTGAAAACGCCTATGTTTCGGAGTATGACGACAACCCCGGCTACCTCGTAGAGTATGCCGACGGCTATCAGTCGTGGTCTCCGGCGAATGTGTTCGAGGAAGCCTACAAGGTTGCGGAAACGCCCCTCGACCGTGTGAACATCGAAGTCGCCGACCTCATGGAACGTGCCAACAAGCTCGGCAACTTCATCTACAATCAGAACGACGGCAAGGACTTCCAAGCTCTCGAACTCGGCACCCGCGCTTTCCTCATCGCCCAGCATAACATGATGGGTGCTTACCTCACCCTCCTGTGTCTCCGTCAGACCTGTATGGAAGGTGGAGAGGTGTGCCGTCCCTATGGTCTGACCTTCGAGCAGATTCTCCCTCTGATCAAGGAAGGCTTCGCTGTCCGCCGCAACGGATGGAACGGCAAAGGTCTCATGGTGTTCAAGCAGGTTCCGGCTCATATCGGCTCCGACATCATCCCAAAGATGCAGTCCCTCCCCGACGAGGCAAAGCGTCTGATTCTCGACAGCGGCGACCACATCGACTATGTGTCGCAGTGCCTCATATTCAACCCGGAGACAGGCGAAGCCAATTCCTGGGTGCCCTCCATCAGCGATGTATTCGCTCATGACTGGGAACTCGTAAAAGAAGCCCCTAACAACAAGAAGTAAGTATATGTATAAGACACTTCCACAACTGGCAGACGAAATCAAGTCCGCCATCGATAGCTTCAACGAAGACATGGCAAAAGCCATTGAAGGCAACAAGTCCGCAGCACAGCGCTCTCGCAAGCAGTCTCTCAATCTGGAGAAACTGTTCAAGGAGTGGCGCAAAGTATCGGTCAATTTGTAAACATCATCCCAAATCGCAGGTGGAGGTATGGAGCTTCCGTATCTCCATCTGCTAAATCCTAAAGTCTGAATGGATAAGAAAGACCCGAAATATGAAAGTCTGAAAAGCAAGCTCTTGAAATTGTCGAGGCTTGCCGACAGTGGCGATACCCACGAAGCCCGAAACGCCCGGTATGCCATTGAACGCCTATGCAGTCAGTATGGCATCTCCATCGAAGAAATCACTGCCGAAGTTCAGGAGAGCAAGTGGTATGATTTTGAAGTAGGTCGCTCAAAGACCATGCTTTCTCTGTTCGCTCATTGCTATTTTTCTGTTACTGGCAAGACCCGTTTGGATTACCGCAAAATTCCCGGACGCTCAAATGTTAGTGTCAATCTGACCGCTTTTGAGTATGCGGAACTGAAAAGTATGTTTGTCTGGCACAAGTCCAACTACAATGCCGAGCATAAAAAGATGGAGGACACGCTGTTTCAGGCTTACATCAACAAGCACGGATTGTTCGGCACTCATTCAGACGATGACGGGGAAGATAAGGAAGAAACCAAACTGACCCCGGAATTGATTGAACGCATCAGGCGTATCATCCACATGAAGCAATCCCTCTCCGATACCCATTACCATAAAATGATAGAACAATGAGCGCACCCAATGTTGTTATGTTCGGCAATCTTGCCAAGCAGATTACCGAGACCTATGAGAAGAAGAATACCGATTACGGCAACTCATTCTCTGATAGCGTAGAACGCTATGGATATATAGCCGGAATCGTCAGAATGTCTGATAAGTTCCATCGTATCGAGAACCTCCTTCTCGGAGATAAGGAAGCACTCGTCAATGATGAGAGCGCCTGTGATTCGCTTCTTGATTTAGCAGCATATAGTCTGATGATGGCTATGGAAGTAAAGAACCGCAAAAAGTAAGCCGATGGAAGTAACAGTCAGAAAGTACACAGACGAAGCACTGATGCGTAGAGCCTGTGAGATGACCTTCAACGGCAAGTCGCATCAGTCGCTTCTCTCCATCTACAAGTCTGAACACTCGCCGGCTCGGACGCAGTTGTTCTGGATTGAATTTGTAGATGTGCCTCTCTTTGTCGCCACTCACTTCATCCGGCACCATGTCGGTGTCGTTCCATTCGAGTTGAGCCGCAGGGATGACCGCAGCAATGATGTTACGTTTGACGTAGCGATCAAGTCTGTCAATGACCAGTTGACCGACCTGCTCGACCACATCCTCAAAGGAGAGAAGGACATCGCCCAATGCCTCATCACTGTCATTCAGAATGAGCTTGAATCGTGGACCGAGAAGTACGACCGCATGGTACCTGTCAAGCTCGGTCTGTGCATCAACGCCCAATCGCTTATAGATATGTCGAAGCTGAGGCTCTGCAACATGGCTCACGTTCTGACCATCAAAGCCATGAGAGAAGTCAAGGCAGAGGTCGCAAAGGTTGATGAATCCCTCGCAAAGATGATGGTCAGGAAGTGTGTCTATCGCGGTGGAATATGTGGGGAGCCTCATCCCTGCAAGTTCAATCGCACCCCGGCTTTCCGAAAGGAGTTTTCTGAGTATATGTCTGCCTTCACTGATGAGCAAAGACCGTACAATTATGAACATCCCGATTAAGAACCTGCCGGAGAACACAGAAGAACTGATGCAGTACATCCTCGAAAGAGTATGTGCCCTCACTGGCAATGTTGTCTCCGCAATAAAGTCCAAATGTCGTATGTGGTCGTTGATGTACGCTCGCTACATATTCTTTGATGTAGCGACGAAATTCAATGTTAAGCCCTCCGTAGCTGTAAACTACATAGGACGTAATCGGACACTCATGTACCCATACAAACGAGCCGTAAGCGACCTTAATGACGTAAATGTTCAGTTTAGGGTCGATTGCAATGTGGTGTATGAAAGCACCTTTGACCATTTCGATTGTGATTATGGAAGAACTTGAAAAGAACCCGCGAAGAATGACGGTTGAGGATGTCGAGATACTTGCCCTCCGGTGGATGAAGGATAAGTCGTATCTCAACAACCGCAATGTCGCCTGTTTCATTGAAGGTTTTGAGGTTGCCCGCAGGTACCTCATCTCCCATTTCTCCGAAATGCTCCAGGAGGAAGGTCTTCACTATATGCGTGAATATGCCAGTAAGAGAGTGTCAGATCTATGCAAAGCAGGTGTCCCTCTGACCGCGGACCACAATCGGGAAATGTCAGCCGCCAAATATGTCGGGGAGCTACTGCTTGAAGCATCACACCAAATCAATGAAAACAAGGTGCTGTAATTGCTATGAAGTATCTCCATCCATATCTCTATGAGATAGTCCACGACCTTGTTCAGCAAAGAGTCGCTGACAAGAAATTCCCGTATGTAGCGATAGCCAATGACGTTAAAGCCAAAGTTATGTCCGATGTCTCAAAAGCACTCGATGAGATGGTTCAGGATGGATTGTTGGCTCGTTCAAACAACATCAACGGCATAGGATTATACCGAACCCTTAAAGAAAAAGAAGATGAAAACGATAATGTTCAATGATGAACCCTATGGACTGACCGATGCAGTCCTGTGCGGTTTAAAGACACATACCAGAAGGATTGTTCCCGACTCTCATCTAACGGCATACGAAAAGTATAGAGCCGAGAATAAAGATGCGGCGATGTCGCTGTCAGACTTCCTCATTCGTCGGGGATTTGCCCGATATGTCGTAGGTGAGGTTGTAGCCATAGCCCAAAGCTATAAGAGCATAGGTTTGTCGCCATCCTTCGTGTCCGCAAAGAAGGATCACGAAAAGAAATATCATACCAACACGCCAATCGGACAGCAAGCCGGGTGGAGTAACAAGATGTATGTAGCCGCTGACTTCATGCCCCATCATATTAAGATTACTGGTGTCAGAGTTGAGAAGCTGCAATCCATCTCGGACGAAGATATAGCCGCTGAAGGAGTGAGAGCCATCACGCCCGGCTGGGAGTACACTACCTGTCCGAGCAAGGATAGTGCAAAGCTGCCCGCCCGGAACCCTCGCGAAGCATATCACCGCCTAATTGATGGCGTGTCAAAGAAGCAAGTCTTTAGTAAGAATCCCTATGTATATGTGTTCGAGTTTGTTCGTGTTGACTGACGTTTCCGGTGTGTTGTCTATATGATTATCCGTCATTTAACCGCCAAAAGTTAAACTTTGTTTATTGCTTTAATATGCTGTAAATTAAATAATTATATGCTTTCGCATACCAAAATCAATGATTAACTTTACAGTAGAAAATTAAAAATCAAAGAAGATGGATACAAGATATGTAAGCCCCGAAAAATTCTCGAAGGTCAGCAAAGGAAAGAAGGTTGTTGACTACCCGAATCCGTGGATTAAGGACGTGAACGGTGTCCGGCACCACATCATCAATCCCGATATGGAGTATAAGATTTCTGTACTTGAAAAGAAGTCCTATCCCTGGTATCTCGGAATGACCTATGAGGACTACGCAAAAACGACAAAGGAAATGTTCGGCGATGAAGATGCAAGAGTGTTTGTCCTCGAATGTGATTGGTTCCCGACGGAACTCGTAGCCGGGGTTGCCAACGGTCGATATAGCAACACATCCTCACTCTCACGCAAAACTGGGTGGCTCCGCACCTTTGGTGTCATGGAGTTGTTCAGGGCAGAGAAGGTAGAAGAAGCAATCTCCATCCTCAACAAGCACGGATTTAAGTTTGACAAGGCTCAACTCAAAACGGCTGTATAAGATAATGGAAAAACGTAACAAAGATTATGCCTACTGTGTAGGCCCTAACTACTTCGGAGGTCCAGACCTCTGTAAGAATTGCAAAAGGCACATCCCATTCTGTGAGCCTGTGCAAGAAACTCTAACGTGGACGATGCCCCAGTATGATGAAAAGACTGGTACCTGCCCGCTCCACGAACCTAAAGCAAATAAAGATAACAACTAAAAAGAAAAGAAGATGCCAAACCACATCACAAACCGCCTCATCATTGAGGGAGCCACAGAAGAAGTGGCAAAAGTGTTCGATTTCCTAAAGGCTGACAAACCCAACGAAGCCGGAGTTGTAATCCTCGTTGACTTCAACAAGTTAGTGCCAATGCCTGAATCTCTTGAAGTAGAAAGCTCATCTGAAGGAGACGACGGCAAGAAGTATCTCATCGGAATGTCCGGCAACTCTCTCGAAGTTCACAGATATAAGGAGTCGGATCACTACAAGAAGATGACCGAAATGCAGGAGCAGAACCCCGATAGGTTTGAACGCTGTCTTGAACTCGGACGGCAGTATCTCCGCAACACTGCTGCCTTCGGATGCACAACCTGGTATGAATGGCGCTATCGCAACTGGGGAACGAAATGGAATGCCTACGACATAGAGAAGCTGTCCGATAACTCCATCATGTTCAATACTGCTTGGAGTGGTGTCCCCGGTCTTATCTGCAAGCTCGGCGCAATGTTCCCTGCCGTAACTATCAAGTACGACTATGCTGACGAAGATACAAGCTACAATACCGGAAGCTACATCATCCACGGCGAAGATGTTGAAGATAACTCTCCCGAAGATGCCTCGCCGGAGGCATGGAACCTCGTCTTTGACCTCGGTGTTTGTGATAAAGATGACTTCATAGAGCAGCCCGACGGCACATATAAGTGGAAGGAAGATGACGACGAAGACTGATTGCCGTCTTCATTCCCTCACACACAAACCGTAAAATTATGGCAAAGTTTTTCGATAAAGAAAAGCCTGGTAACTACTGTGGCTTTGAATATGATAGATTCCTGACCTCTGAGGTCGGATTCGGACCAAGAGGCGACTACTATCATCTCGCCCTCGTCAAAGATGGTCATATCATCGCCTTTGGGGATGAGCAAGGCAACTACGCCGGAGGCATCTACGCTTCTACCGAGTTCAGCACTGATAGTTTTCTCAAAGAGAAGGAGTATATTCGCAATGAGTACCCCGAACTGTATGAGAAGATAAAAGACATCCCTTTGGCGAAGGTCTATAAGCCTGCCGACAAAGCTATATATAAGCCAAAAGGTAAAGCCGGAGAGTATGCCCAGTTTGCCTGTAACTTCTATACTGGCTGCTCGAATGACTGCCAGTATTGTTACTGCAAGCGTGGCGTTATGAGCAAGGTATGGTCCACAACTCCACGGCTCAAAAAGTGCTTCAAAGATGAAGATGATGCAATCGCCACCTTCAAAAAGGAGCTTGATTACTATGACCGTAACGGTAGTTCCATCTCCACGAAAGGTATCTTTTTTAGTTTCACTACCGACCCGCTTCTCGATGAAACTGGAGGTCTTACAGTAGAAGCCGCTGTGTATGCCCTTCGTAAGCGAGTTCCAGTTCAAATCCTCACCAAACGTGCTGATGGCGCTCTCCGATTTGCCGAATGTATGTCTCGGATGTTGGGACGCATTGACCGTTCTACTCACATCGCTATCGGCTTCACGCTGACAGGTTCTGATGAACAGGAGAAGAACGCAAGCCCAACGGAAGCCAGGATAGATGCAATGCGTCAAATCCATTCTCTCGGCATAAGAACATTTGCCAGTATAGAGCCGCTTCTTGATTTACAAGTTGCAGATGATATCATCAACTGCACTCTCGGTTTCTGCGACCTCTATAAGATAGGGCTGTTGAGCGGAGGAAAGCAACCTATTGACATTATGCAACTGTCTGAATTTGTTCCATACATCACTCAAAAGGTTGGTGCATCTGGCGCAAAGATTTATTGGAAGAACAGCGTTAAGGACTTGCTAGGAGGTGCTGAATACCATCATCCCGCATCGGTTGACGCTGATTACGATATTTTCTTCTATGACCCCTATGGAATGAGTCAGGTTCCCTTCAATCGCTTCAAGTTATGAGCCACCTCGGAATACCCACCATCAACTACATCATGCAAAAGAGTGGTCGTAAGCCGACCGCTTGTAGTTGTGAGAAATGCAAGTCGCAGTGTCACACTCCCTGCCTCGGCACCCCGGAGGATATAGAGCGACTGATTGATGCCGGATATAAGAATAGGCTCGCTCCGACAGAATGGCTCGTAGGTATGCTTTTCGGTGTCATAGACCGCCCGGTCCTCATGGTTCAGGCAAAGATTGAGAACGGATGGTGTACCTTTTACCATGACGGGAAGTGTGAGCTTCACGAACAAGGCTTGAAGCCTACCGAAGGAAAGCTCTCTCATCACTCTATCAGGATTGATAATTTCGACCCGAAGAAAAGCCTCTCTTGGCTCGTCGCTAAAGAATGGCTCCCATTACAGAACGAACTACGAAAATTAGAAAGTCAGATTTAATTATGGAATATACAGATTTTGTTCCTTTCGGCATAGCAGAAGCATTGAAGTCCGCAGGGTTCAATGTCCCATGTGCGTTTTATTTCGCTAAAGCAGATTCCGATGAAGATATGATGTTGATTGTATCTGACGGGGAAACGCTCGACCATAACAATGTTGCAAATGACAATCCGTTCCTGGACCCTGTCTGCTCTGCACCCTCATACCACACCACTCTTGAATGGCTTCGCCGTGAGCATTCAATCCATTGTTTCGCCGTTGTTGACGATGATGTGGAAGACACTGATCAAGTTTGGCAAGGAGCAAAGCAGTGGATAGATGGAGGTCTGTGCATTCCTGTTGAAGGTCATTATGATACTTGCTCCGGCGCACTCGACGCAGCCATAATGAGTGCCATCAAACAAGTGTCGTAATTTGTCTATGGCAGTCAGCCCTTACCAATCATCCAAATAATCGGAAATAAGAAAATCTCAAAGATGAAAAATATACCCGAAAAAATATGGCTCAACCTCGTAGAAGAAGTCCCCGAAGACGCAGATTTTCGCGACTTGTCAGAGGTAACGTGGAGTGAAAATAAGGTATTCGACAATGATGTAGAATATGTCCGCAACGCCGGATGGATAAGCGTCAATGATAGACTGCCTGATGATGACCGTCTTGTATTCGTGCATTGTGCCGGGATACAGCCGGAGATTTGTCATTGCACTGCATACTATAAGTTCGGCGAATGGCAGTTCCCAGATGATTGGTATTATGACAGCAAGGTTACGCACTGGATGGAGATACCAGTTATTTCACAGTTTAACGATAAAGATAATGAACATGAAGAAGGAACAGATTGAAAAAAGATACAGCAAGCTCATGGAGGATATAGAATCCATGAGAATCTATGACGGCAGAGGCACCGTTGATAGATATGAGTGCAAAAAGTGTGGTGCCACCATCCATACTATCTATGCCGAAAAAGGTGTAACGCCTTTCACGATAGGTTGCCGAATGTGCGGGAGCTATATGCAGCATACCCGGACATTCGACAGAGCGACTGTCCCGCCAAGTGTCAAAGTTTTGAACTGGTATCGCCCCACACTGGAAGCAACCTTAAAGATGTCCGAAGGAGAGATAGAGCATATCCTCAACGGAGGTCTGATACTCGAAGTCCCAAAGTAAGTAACTATGAGCATATCGAAGAAAGTCCGTCAGCTTGTGTACGATAAATGTGGAGGACACTGCGCCTACTGCGGAAAGGAGATTGCATACAAAGATATGCAAGTCGATCACATCACCCCATTGCTAAGAAATTTCCCGGACTGGCAGATTGAGATTGGTGGATGGACTCGCGGCACTGATGATATAGACAACCTGCTCCCTTCATGTCGTTCATGCAATTTCCGAAAAGGAACGTGCGACCTTGAAGATTTTCGCAAGCAAGTCAAAGCACAGTGCGAAACCCTTTGCAAGACCTTTCAGGGGAGGATGTCTCTCTCTTACGGATTGATTGTCAAAGTTGACAAGCCGATAGTGTTCTATTTCGAGAAGATGAACAAACAAAAAGAAGAAATATGAATGAAAGAATCCAAAATGCCGTAACTCGGTTAAAAGCATCCATCTGTGAGCTTGAAATGCTCGGCAACTCATACTGGAACGCCAGTCTTGGCACCAGTACAATCAATGCCCTCTCCGAACAGATAGTAAACGATGCTAAGACGTTGCAGTCTCATATTAAAGCATACGGGAAGCGATGAATAATACAGAAGATTACACAAAGAATAGAGCCGAGTGTTGGAAAGAGTATTGTAAGAAGTGCCATCACTCCGAGCAAGACCTCATCGTAAAAGGAGCGTTTTACGAAGCCTTCGACAGTGCTTATCAACTCGGCATGGCTCATCCCAACAGGACTGATTCGGATGCAATGTTGAAATGCCCGAAAGAAAAAGTTCAGGATATGTATGCCTACAATGAGGAGATTCTGAAAACCGACCCGAACAATCAAGGTGCCGTACTGTTGAAGGCTCGCCTTACAGAGCTTTTCGGAGTAAGGTGCTTCTCCACTGATAATGTAGAGCAAACCGCTTCACCATCATTCATCGCCGGAGATGTAGTGAGAATAACTGGAGCCTCTACGGAAGCAGAGCAAATTCTGATTGGTGCCGTCGGTCAGATCATAGATGTAGATGCCAGTAATGGTAAATGCTATGTCCTATTTCTGTACTCCAAAGGTCAGGCATGGATTCGCAATAGCCATTTGGAGCTTGCGTATATCCCCAATGAATTTCGCCCTCATATTGTCCCCGGATGTCATAATGGCAAACGAGGTCCGCGCCTAATTCCCTCGAATTCGGGGGAATTAAAACTGCAACGCACTGAAAATGAACTGAGATTGAAAATAGCAGCAATGGCAATGCAAGGATTACTTGCCTCGCCAGTAGATGTAAATATGCAAAGCAAATCGGTTGAATACATCACCGAAGCATCATTTAAGTACGCTGATGCTCTCATCTCTAAATCTAAGAAAGGAGGTAAAATATGATTATCCGCAGAAATGAAGTCCACAAACTCGATTTGGCAAATAAGGTTGTTGGTCTAACGAGTGGATGTTTCGACCTGCTCCACTTCTACCATCTACGTTATCTGGAGAAGTGCCGTGCGCAATGTGATTTTCTGATTGTCGGAGTTGACTCTGATATGCTTATCGGAAAGAACAAGAATAAGACCCCGATGATTCCAGAACATCATCGAATGGCAATGGTCGATGCTCTTAAATGTGTCGATGCCGTATTTCAGATGGATGACATCAGAAATATAGAGGATTTCTATCCTATCGCAAACAGGGTGTTCAAGAACTCTCCAGTAATATATGGTCACAAAGTTGAGATACCATCGGGAGAGGCTGAACTGGTCATCATCCCCGATATCGAGGAAGTCTATTCCACCACAGCGTTGATCAACAAGATTCGCAGTTGTGCAAATACGAAAGAGGAATGAAACTGCATCGCTTTCTAAAGAGTTACTGCCTTGTGCTTGCATTGATGTGTGCGGTGTTGACCGTCATCGACGCATTGCATCGCAATTACTTGATGGCGATAGCAATGCTGGTTTGCACATTCGCCAATCATCTCTGTTACGATTACCACAAGAACAAAATAGATCAGTATGAAAATGAAAAAGAAGATAGCGAAAATCCTTCGCAGACTGGCAGATAAGATTTCGCCCGAAGGAAAGTATCTGCCTCCTCTGAATTGCAGAGTAGGAGAGCTGAAACTATTAAGCGTAGGGTATCAATATCCCAAAGACACAAAGATGTTGGACTTCGATATGATTCGTTACCGTCTGACGCAGCTCATTGCAAAAGACCTTGTATGCAATAGAGCAATACTGTTCACTATAAACGACGGAGACTCATACATCAACACAATTGAAGCAAAGCTCTATGTTAAACGCCCGGAAAATGTAGATGGATATGAGGAGCTATAAGTTTCGTGGCAAACGTATTGATAATGAAAAAGAAGATTGGGTATATGGAGACCTGCTCCATATAGCTGGAGGTTGCCTTATCTACTTTGGCAGCGATACTGATACTGCTGAACCCGACATAGAGAACAGCAGCTCGGTCGCCGTAAAGCTACTTAATGACGAGATAGCAGTGGTTGATCCCGATACAGTTTGTCAGTCCTCTGGAATTGTGGACAAAAATGGTGTTGAGATTTTCGATTGCGACATTCTTCGCGTGAAGTTTATAGACCCTGTTTATCTTGATTTGCATATACAATTCTACCATACCTTTGTAGTCGGAAGAAAAAAAGGATGTTTCATACTCAAAGGCGACAGGACTCTTATTTTTAATGATAATCGGCTTGAACCGTCTATGGTTGAAGTAATCGGCAATATTCACGATAATCCCGAATTATTGAAAGGAGGTACTAATGGCACTTGCTGATTTCCTCGAAAGGCTCAAATATGATATTGAGCATCCCAAATGTAAAAGGTGTGGTAAGGAATTGTATATCCGGGAAGCACCTGTCAAGCTACAAGAATCATGGGGCATCTTTGCTTGGACTGCCTTTGTTAAACAGTATGCAAAACATCACGGTTGGTTTGAACTTGAAAACCTCAATCGAAACCTCGTTTGCCCTGACTGCATTCGTAAGACAGATACTCCAAACACCATCATTCTTGATCGCTATGAAGGATGGATTGAAAACTATAATAAATGGTTGAAAGATAATGAGAACAATAAAGTTTAGGGGTAAAAGCCCGAAGACAGGGGAGTGGCTGTATGGCGATCTCGTTCACTCTGCCGACGGAAAGCGAATTGCTATTCTCGTGAATGATGCCAACACATACGATGAGTGCGAAGTAATCCCCTGCACTGTCGGGCAGTTTACTGGAATACTTGATTCTAATGGAGTTGAGATATATGAAGGCGATATCGTCAAAGTTAAGCAGATACGTCCTAAGAATGAGCCTTCAGTTGATAGAGGCTTACATGAAGTAAAGTTTAGCAGTTGGTATGGATGGACTATCGGCACATCATTCGACAGATATGAATTCAAGTCTGATTTCGGTCCAATAGATAAAATCGAAGTAGTCCGGAATATCCATGATAAACCGAAAGCACCTAAAAAGATGAGACAGATTTATACCAAATGCCACTCTTTTGAAGATGCAAATGCCATTGGTTATCTCATTATGGAGAAAGGCTATGAAGGAGTACAGAACGATAGCTACCGATATTGCAAGGAAGCTATCAAATGGGCATTGAAAGAAAATCGTCGCCACCATCGCGATTATTGCTTTGTCGGAGTAAATGGCGGTAGGATGGTTGTCGGCAAGAATAAAAAGGAAATGCGCAGACAGCTATCTATGAAATACATAGAAAAAGAACGAATATTCAGAGAGTTAATCGAAAAGATATGAAAGTCAAGAACACTCCCTTAGCTATGGATGCAGACGATGTTGCTCTGCTCGCAATGGCTCAACTCCGTGGTAGCGGAAAGCTCAACGACAAAAATGTTGACTGCTTCATTCAAGGCTATAAGTCTTGTTCGGATGCCCTGACCATCGAAAGCAGGCTCATACCTGTTTTGAAGTATCATCATAAGAAGCTTTCCAGAGTGGAGGAAGATATAGACAACGCTATCGGGTATGCTGACTTGCGTCGTGGTCGTACCGCAGAAGAATCTGCCCGTATCAAACGAGCCAATAAGGTAGCCGAAGCATTGAAGAACCTTATTGATGTACTGGAGGAAGGAGGCGAGAAATGAGTACCTGTAAATTCAGAGGTGCGAAAGTCGCCGGCGACTACTGGTGGTATGGCTCCCTCGCATACTTTCCCGATAGCCAAACCGCACATATCATCCCATGCGGAACGTGCAAGGGAGATCAAGTCATTTGTGATTTTGTAGAGGTTGATAGAGACACAGTTGGATTGTTTACTGGACTTACCGACAAGCACGGAAAGGACATCTACGAAGGAGACGTGATAGAAGACGGAGACCTTCGCTATGAAGTCTGTTGGTACGACGACATCGCCGCATTTATGGCGGAGGATGTAGAGTCGAACAAACCGTTCCTCATGTCTGACCTTGATTTGTCCCAAGTCGAAATCATCGGCGACATCCATACCTCGCCGGACTTACTGAAAGGATGTCGCAATGGCTGAATCATCCCCACAGAAACCGAAGACGTGCGGCTCGTGTGCCTACTGTATCACTGAAGAAGGGGAGCCGTTCTACTGTGTAATGCAGGACCTCTACACCTTTGTCAAGTTGAGCGACAAGGCTTGTCCGGATTACATCCCTTCTATGTTGTGGTGCAATAGGCAAAGGTAATTTTAACATCGATTAACATTCGCTTGTAAAAGCGCCGAAAAATAACTACCTTTGTAACAGAAAG